CTGGATATTGCTTCTTCCATTCTTCATAGGGCATTGGTGTAGCCATCACTAATCTCCGCACCACGGCGCTGATTGCATACATTGTGTGAAATCGAAAGATTGGACATGTCATCAGTCCCACCCTTCGAAATTGGGATGATGTGTTCCAGCGTGGCTGAGTTTTTCTTCACATGCTTGCCACAGCAGAAACAAGGAACCATCCCCTTGTGCTTGCGAAGAAGCATCTTGTAGATGGTTTCTCGACGGTTCTTGCGTACAGAAGACTCAAGGATGCTGCGAACACGTTTGCTCATGCGCTTCATCATTCAATCCTCTAAAGGTGGACATCCTTGTCCAAGCAGCAAAAGCGCGTGCAGGCGCTATTTGTTCAGACCACTGGTGACCTGGCAGTATTTTGCATATTTGTCCAGGTCAGCACCAGCCATCTTGTACGGATTGACACGAATTCCCCAAGTCTTCAGCGGAGTGCGCTGGCAGTTTTCGCCCTTTGTCTTCCCGGGCGTTTGGGACTTCGGCTTGATGGATGGCTTACCCAAACGACGAGAAGTTGTCCGCATCGGGTAAGTGCCATCAGGCAATTGTGTCATGGTCAAACTCATGATGTAGTTCCTTGTTATTCAATGATTACACGGATTTCTTTCTGACCTTCTTTGATCAGATAGACGATGAAACGCATTGCTTTCCAGACATTGGTGAATTTCTCACCACCAAGGATGCCAGGTCTACCAACACAGATAACCTTGGACATGTCATTTCCCCAGAGCAATTTGTGGTTGCAGTTCTTTGAGACGGTCAGCAGCGAACGAAGCAGCGAACGAAGTTCCGCCACCGTAACCTTCTTTGGATTTCAGAATCGGAGTCACATTGCACATTGCCTTGATGTAGCCAACGGCAGCTTGAGCAGCAACATTCGAACCATTGGTTTCCACCGAAGAAATGTCCAAATGCACCTCCACTTCAAAGTCGTAAAACACTTCTTTGAGCTTCAGATACATTTCAGCCGATTTCTTGGCTTCCGTCATCATTCGATTGAACGGACGATCTTTGCGTTGATCGTAGTCACGCTCGCGACTAACTTCGCCGAAAACTTTGGCACCGCGCTTCACGCCGTTTTGATCAACATGAATGACGACGGCGGTAATGTAGTCAGCGTACCAAACACCTTGGTTCTTGAATCTCTCGCTGTCGGTTCCGATGTACACTTTGGTACCAGGACCGCAACGAGTCATGAACTCGCGTATCTCTTCGATATCGATTTTCTTGGCCATTGCAAATTCCTTACAGTCATGTACATCTAATTAGCGTTAGGAACAACGATACTCAACGATATTTCCAAACACAAGCATTCACTGACGCTTCATAGCAAGAATCATTTCGATTGCATCTCCAACTTTGTGCAACAAATCGCATAGGTCGTATTCATCACCCTCGATGAATTCAATCGCCCTTGTGACATTACTTAATTTCAGATATATCCTTGGCGTGATGATGTATGCAGCGTCAGCATACACATCCAGCTTGAACAGTGTAGTGTCACGGCGCTCGAAGGGAAGGGCGATTCCTGTCGCTTCAGGATCGGAAGTGTCTCGAAACTGTCGCGCAAATGTGACCAACGCGCGAAACTGTTCGAGAAGATCTCTTTGGTTCATACAATCGCCTTCGTTATTCCCAGTCGCCGTCGCGACTTGGGTGATAATTGAAATTCAATGTCTTGTATTTACTTGCGCTGAGTTGATCGAATTCAAAGACACCGTTCATCCATTTCGGATGAACGCCATAGGAAACAACCAATGAACGGAAACGATCAAATGCAAGCCTCATCGTGAAGCGCATGGTTGCACCAGAAGCAATGAAGTCATCGACAAACACGAGAACTGCGTTTTTGCAAACAGTACTTGTCATTCCAAAATCCAAGTCATGTTCAACTTTGATTCCGTGGCTCCTTTCGGTTTCCTTGCGCACGTACATCATACGGAACTTGAAATCCGGATACAGACGAGTGATTGCCAGTACTAGTGCTGTCGCCGCCGACACGCCAGACATGCCGGAGTAGCAAAAGATTGGGATGTTCTTTTGAGTTCGCGCCCCCATGAAATACTCCACTACAGTCTTTGCCCAAAGTTCGGATTGCGCCAAAAGTTCGCGGGATTTTTGGGCAAGGCTGTAGTGCGTGCTCATGATCGACATGACCTCATAACGAAGGGTAAGTTGAAAGACAGCGGGAAGTGTTGCCAGAACAGCAGGTGCAGCGGGGAAGGATAGGTCACATTGGACACAGCATTGCGGGCGGCTTGCTGTATACGTTCCCTATACGATCATTATACGCCGTCTATACGCGGTCGCTACAGAAAAATTTCCTGTAGAATCAATAACTTACGTGATTTCAGCCAAAGTCAGCCCTAAAACAGGGCGATTTAGAGGGAGCGGAGGCGAGGTCTCCCCAAAGTAAAGGGAAATCGTACAAAGATTTCCGATCGGGCATTGCACCCAAAGTTTGGCGGAAGGCGGAGTACTCGAAACCCAAACTCACTCGTGTGGTTCCAAACTGCTTTCGAAACAGCGGCTACACCCTGGTAGCTTCACCTTCCAATTTGTCAGGGATTGAATCCCGTATGTACATACTCCAAAAGTTCTACAAAGAATCCAATCCATCCAATCAAACCGAAAATGATGGACAAAGAAGCCATTGAAACGAATGACCAAAAACAAGCCTTCCTTCTCGCAACATGCATCAGCTCAACCGTTGTCAGTGCAGCGATGAAGCAAAACACCGTGAAGCCCAACAAGAAGTGGGGCGAGTGAAGAAGACTCAACATGGCCATCTGAAACTCCAGGATGTGGCAAAGACGCCTGACACATCCTATTTATCGGATCACATGTTAGTAGCCGCGATTCTGTTCTATCTGATCATTTTTCTCATCAGGACTCGTGCCTGAAGACGTCCCAATAGACGTTGCAGCAACCCGGATCTCTAGCAGGAGAGTTACCAGACCCTGTTTGCCTTGCATGCTATATCACGGTGGTCTTAGCGCCTACTTGGTTTTCGGCTCCCACTCGCTCTCCACGCATGTCGCGAACTTCCTCTAAGCTTTCGCCCAGCGATCAGTCAACATGTGAAACTCTGGAGCCCACAGAGAGAATCGAACTCACTTCTGCGGTGTACGAAACCGCTGCATCGCCATCAATGCTTTGTGGGCAAAACTATTAATCGATACCGAGCCAGTGTTCCCAGCCTTCGGTTCCGAAGAAATCTTGTGGACCAAGCTCTTCCAAATATCCATGTTGGATGTGATGGAGAGTTTCTTCTACATCACTTGCTTCGCCATCTTCTGCCATTTCGATCAGAAGCTCACCAAGCTTGGCGAGGATTTCACGTTGCTTGTCTTCTTTGAAATTGATGAGTAACATCAAGCCTCACAATGTCATTCTATAGAAATTGGCGGAGAGAGGGCAGAATCGAACTCCTGGCCATTTCTGGCTCGTCCTGCTTTCAAGGCAGGCGCTGCATCCCAGGCAGCATCACTCTCCAAAATTAGATCCGGAGTTTCCCGTCCTCCGGCACGACGAGGGGTGACTGACTTAACAATCACCCTCCACCACCTGGTTTACGTCCAGGAACGACCAACACTCATTTGCGTTCAAACTGTTTGATGCGAGCCTTTGCTTGCTCAAACGTTTCACCTTGTTGAGGAACTGGATCCGCACCCTTCAACGCAAGCTTTTGCATGACCCAAGAAGAGAACGTCAATGCATGGATCCCAGTTCCACCACCGCCATCTGTATGGTTGACACCAGTATGGTGTGGTTGACAAAGAACCATCATGTTCCTGATATCATCAACTGATTCAATCGGCTTTGCCTTGAGCAATTTGCCATACCCATAGATGTCCCATTCTTCGCAGAACTCTTTGAGTAAATCAAAGTCAATGATATTGTTGAACATGTATTCACCGGCGCGGTGATGTACTTGCAATTCATCCTTAGCGCCGCAGATCCAACATTGGAAGTGTCCATCTTCCTTGAGTCTTTCTTTCGATTTTCTAAACTCGGGACTTTCAGTACGCTGATCATGATCTGGATCGATCACAAAGTCATGCAATACTCGATTCTCGAGATGTTCTTCGGTTACAGTGGTCATGATACACTCCAATTGACCAGCTATGTAGCCGAATTTTGTTTGGTAGGGCAGGTCGGACTCGAACCGACAAGTTTCACGTTTTTAAGACGTTATGATCTACCGTTCTCTACTGCCCCATATTGGTGCTTCCACTAGGACTCGAACCTAGAACATGCGCTAATCGGGCGCCAATGCTGAATATAAGTCAGGTGTTTTACCAATTAAACTATGGAAGCATTATTTCTTCTTTGATTCCTGAATTTCCTTCAGGCGTTTGGCACATTCGGAACCACAAACATAATAGAATGGAGTATTGCGTGCAAGTTGCCAGCCGCTGCGACAAATGTCAGCATACGAACCTTGTTTCTCACAGATACAACACTCAATGCCATACATGATGTAGAACCTCAATTTGGTACCCCTGGTGGGACTCGAACCCACAAACCCCGGAACCTAAATCCGGTGCGTTTGCCAATTCCGCTACAAGGGCATAGAAATCACTGGATGCACGATATACAGGATTCGAACCTGCTAGGTTTGCTTAGAAGGCAAATTGCGAACCAATCGCGATAATTGTTTGCTGCAGGCATCCAAAGCTTTTGTCAAGCAGCACGCTTCGGCGGCGGATCCGGAAATTCTCCCGGTTGCTCAACTTGTTCATTCATTGCATCAAGAGCAGCAAAATCGCAAGTGACAAGTTCACCGCGCTCAACTCTCTCGAGCATTTTCAACACTTCATCAGCACGTTCGCTGATCGAAAGGTCTTTCCACTTTCCACCAGGGAAAACATGAAGCTTTTTGATGCCCATGCTCTCGATCTTAGCTTTCAATTTCTCGACGCTTTCAAGCTCAGTCATGATAAATCCATGTTGAAAGAAAATTTGTTCTGGGTGTCACTCACACCCAGAAAGAGTCAAACCTTCGAAGCAACCGTGTTTGCAACGTCCACGACTTGCGTCGCGACATCTTTAACTTCGGTTGCTGCAGCCGCGACAACAGTTTCCGCGACCTTTTCGGCAGTAGAAAGCGGAGCCGGAGTGTTCACCTGCGGCAAAGAAGCAACAGCCTTGCGCTTCTTAATCAGATAAGCAACACCCGCAACCACTACAGCAACTGCACCAGCAACGACAACGAGAGACATAACAAACTCCACGTGGTAAATCACATCGTATTGATGCTCTGGTGGTGCTAGAAGGAATCGAACCTATCCTGAATCGCTTATGAGGCGACCTTTGTCCCAGACTATAGCACCGAATTGGCGGAAGGAGTAGGTCTCGAACCCAAACCGGCTCATCACCGATCCAAATGTTTAGCAAACATCGCTGGTCACCTGACCAGGTCACCTTCCAAATTGGAGTGGGGAAGATTGGAGTCGAACCAACAAATTTGTTTTGCTGTACCAATCCCATTTATTAGCAGGATTGAGCTGGAAAGCCATACCAGCTTTCTTCCCCATTAAACTTGGTACCTCTGGTGGGACTCGAACCCACAAAATCCGGAGTTTGAAGCCGGCACATATACCAATTCTGTTACAGAGGCATAAACAAACAGCGTGTGGTTTGTCGCGATGACAAATCCCAATTTTGTTCGCTAGTTGATTGCGGAACACACGCTAAAACTTTTGAACCACTTATATAGTGGTCAGACAACTTTTATCAGTCGATCGACCAAGCTTGGAACACGCCAGCGTTCTTGTCGCGAATCTTCTGGACGTATTCTTTGGATTCCTGCTGATCGGAATTGATCAGTGTGTTCACGCTGCTGATCAGATCATCGTTGATTTTGAATCCGCCGTTGGCGTTGTACGTTTCCGTTACGTACGTCGCGAGAGCCAAATCGTTCGGACGACCTTCTTCGTTGGCAAACCGCTTGAAGTCAACGCCGTCATGTTCAACACCAAGCATGCATGCCAGCATGAGTTCGCCGGAGAACTGCACCGCATCAGCAGCAACAAAATCTGCTGCGAGCAGCAGATGCAACGGATCGAACGAATTCGGGTCAGCTTCCATTTGAACATCGAGATTTTCGCCGATGTAACGTGCGGCTTCCGAAGGAGCCTTGGCTTCCAAGAGCGCACCAATCACAGCAGCGCGGAAGAAGAGAGCTTGAATTTCACTCAGGGTAGAGCTGATCGAATATGCAGACATTGCAAAGATCCTTTGTTGGTAGAAGGATGTATCAAGGATTGAGCCACTAGCATATCAATGCAGCAACCCAAAGGGAATTGGAACCGCCCAATGAGGAAACCAGAAGGGCGGCAAGTCTGGTAGGTCGTTGTTGTCAACGCTGCGGATTAGGCAGCTAGACGGACCTCAAACGTGTCATCGTTTGCGTTTACTTTGTTTTATGCCGATTACGTCGGTCATCTCTCGAACTGTCTGCGAAGCCTATTCAAGTCCACGTCGAAACCTGGTCTGGCCCATCAAAACTCAACTCTTCCACCATTCGTCAACCTTACTCATTTCGGCTGGCCAGCCTACTCTTTTGGGCTTTGGAACTTAGGGTTCTCCGGCGTGCACGCCAAATCTGACAAAGGAGTATTTCTTCGTGTATGTGGCTCTTTGCCGAGTTGAGTTTTGGTGGACCAGGGGAGAATCGAACTCCCGTCCGCAAACCCTTTCGGGTCGCTTCATACAGTTATAACCTACCAAATTGCCAACCATTGTTTAGACGGTCATAAATTTGCATTGCAGATACACGTTCCGTGACTGAACCATCGTTCATCCACTTGCACCCACGTGCACCATTGTTATTGGAAATTCGCTTCTTGCCTTCAGCAGAATGCTTATATCCAAGAGCGAATTTGTTGTTGCGATTATGATCAACATTTCTAATCGATCGCTCCATCCGTTTTCTTTCAGAACGATTAAGAGCAATCAAGCCATTCCTTCGTTTCTTTCCACCACGTTTTGTTGCAGCAGCTTTCACTTTAGGATTGTTGTTGACTAATTCCCAACCACCATGGCGATGGTCATGCGTTCCATCGAACTCAATATCAATCACGCCTAAAGACGTCATGTTTAGAGACCGAGAGATTGCAGAGGTATCAAATTTCATTGGCATCCATAACTTTGCAAGCTTGCTTCGCCAGTTTCACTCGCGAGCTTTCTCGGATAAGTCGTCACAGAATTGGTTTGCGCAAACCTTTTCTGCTATTCCAAATCCTTCTTCGCCGACATCTTTATCCTGTTCGCGTAACAGGGATGGCTTATGGTGTAACTCCAATTTCGGTAGGAGGCAAACCCACAGCAAGTGAAACTGGCGAAGCAAGCTTATAAAAGATCGGTAGGCTAAGACTAACTTCTGCCCCGCCGTGGCCACCATTGCTACGGTCCTAAGCACCATCCCGTTTTATTAAGGCGGCATCGTATCGAGGTGCTTAGCCTTACCGATAGGAACAGTATATAGCCTCCTAAAGCCAATTACTGCCCAATATAGCTCAAAATTTCAGAAGCCATTGACGCGGCACCTTGAGATTCGCCACTCAAGAACGAATCATCTGCATTGCCGCAGCTGACTACGTCCATGTACAACTCATCACGTTCATCTTCGGACCATTCATTTGCCGCCGTCTTCTTCAGACGCTCAACAAATTCCTTTGGAAGGTGAACCACCACGATATCCAGATCACTGCACATTTTGTACACCCTCAATCAAACATTGATTTCACATTTCGGATGATGATAGTTGACTTATTATCACGACATTGAATCAACTCATCATTTGCAACGACATCGTCCAGCAACCAAACACAAGCATAATGGAACATCGGATGCTTGCGCAACTTGAACAACACGTCCTCTTTCTTACAGATGTCGTATAGATCATATCGCGAGACATGACAATTAGTAGCCTGGAAAACCAAGTCAGCATATTCATGCATCGACAAGATCAGCTCATCAGAGAACCTGAATTGAAGAAACTCTTCTAGAAACGGACGTAGCTTTGCGTTGAATTTCGCTTTTTCCTCGTCATTGCAGACTGCCCATGACATCAAGCCAAGTTTGGCACGGAACGGCGCAGGTTCTCCAAGCCAAGAACCATCGAGAAACTTCTTGACGTTGTGAGCAGTTTCAATCAGGTCTGGTTCATCCCAAGACTTGATAAGTGTTTCTTCTAAATCAACAAGGACGATCCAGTTTTGTTCTACTTCGAAAGACATGAGTCGCCCTTATTGGATTAAGTCAATTCTTCTTTGTTGTACGGAAAATCCGATTTGAACCTGAAACCAGGATCACGATCAACCAAACAATCGCGTTGATTGTAATAGGCAGGCAGGCCAATGCCTGCCAAGTCCAGTGCGCGAACTATGCGTTCCATATGACCACGCGGAGATGTTTTAGGATGGCCACCGACATGCATGCCTAAGAATCTGAGAAATTTTGCTTCGTTCTCAGAAAGCTCAAGATTGATACGACGTTCTTCTTGTTCAACCATAGTGGTGACAGGAACCAACTTCTTTGTAACGTTGACTGTTGCATTAGCCATTGATAGACTCCTCTTGAAAGAATTTTGATTCATCCGGATAGGAATAGACTCGAGAATCTTTGAAATACATCGTCCTCCAGTCGATTACTTTCCAATATCTTCGACAGTGTAGTTGCAGTCGTTGCCGAAATAGAAATTGGGGTCAACCGATGCAAAAGCAGTTGATCCGCCATTGCCACGCGAATAGTAAGAAGGGAATCCAACGCCCGCATCATGCAAGGCAGCTTCAATGACATCCGCGTGATTTCTTGGTGTTGTGTTTGGAACACCGCCAACGAATTGAAGGAGGAAGCGAAGGAATTTAGCTTCGCCTTCCGTCAATGCTAACAACACTTGAGTTTCCTCGACATGGGTTACGACTTCTTTCTTTACAGTTGTTTTGGATGCAGTTGCCATGATCAATCTTCCGTTTCAAAGAGGGATGCGGGATACTGGATTCCTTCGCTTGGTTCTCTGAACCAAAGAACGTTCATTTTGCTGTCCAGGCTGTCTCTGTCATATTCGGAAGGCAATCTCACAAATGCACTATCAAGCGCTTCCGTTATTTTCTTTGCAAATGAACGCGGAGTTTTTGTAGGAGAACCTCCGATTCGTCCCATGATGAAAAAGAGGAACTCTGCTTCATGTTTTGTAAGATTGAGTTGAACGCTGGGCACCTCAACCAATTTGGTCACAGTGACTGTTGTGTTTTTAGCGGTTGCCATAGAAATGATCCGTGGATGAAAGTACATCTATAATGCTTGAAGCCGCCTACAAAGAGGCGGCTTCAAGGTCAATGAGAAGGGTTGTTATTCGCTAGAAGTGCCGGCATAACGGTCGAGACATTGTTGTACTCGACGAGATCCATCTTTGCCGCCAACATAGAATGTCCAGTCACCAAGCGTGAGTCGATGCTCTTCCTTCACATATTGGAAATCGCCGTAGTATTCCAAAGGACCGCGATCAGAATTGTTGACGCCAATCACATCCAATTCGTCAGACACAAAAAAGTTGTTGCCGGCGCGGCTGTCCAACCCCAACGTTCGTGCTCGGACACCAATGTTGCCACTGTTGATGTATTCTTCCACCAACGCATTGACTTCTTCTTGCAAATCGAAAATCGTCTTCATAGCAGTTTCCTCAATCGTCCAGGTCTTTGGTGAGCAAGCAAGCCAGTTCGATGAGATTTTCCGCAACCAGCTCACGGTTCCAATCGAACGGAGAAGTCACAACATCATCCGGTGTCTGAACATCGCGGATGGAAGTTGTGCCATCCATGTCGATGCGAAGATAGAGAGTGTTTCCGAAGATGTAACGCGAAGCAACTTCGTCGAACCAGCGCTTCACAATTTCGAGCGGATTGAAATCAGGCACTTTAGTTCTCCCGGAGGCTCATCCTCCCGACAGAGACAATATTAGCCCAATTTTGGGAAAAAGCAAGCGATTTCTTCGGATGCCAGGAAAACCCTTGGAAATCAATGGTTTAGAACCCCTGTAAAATCAATAACTTACGTGAGGAGGCTATTTCAGCCGCCTGCGTTACCCATAACGTCCATCCCTTCGAAGACGCTAGCGAAGATAGAAAGCGGCGAAAGCACCTTTTGTGCTTCCAGTAGCTCCTTTACTTGAGCTTCAAGAGAAGCAATCTGTTCTGCTTGCTTTTCGATTGTCTTCTGCTGACGATATTCTTGAGCAGCACGAACTGGGTCTGCAGCAGTCCAAACTTCCCCAGGAATGACATGGGTAGCAACTTCCGATGAACTTGCTGGATTCAATGACACTTCGACGACCATAGAACTGAAATCGTCTTGTGCAAGATACAATTTCCCTATGCGAAAATGAATTGCACCGTCAACTCCGAGGTTGGATAGAACTTCGCGAATTGTGTGGTTGATGTGAGCGCTTTTGTAATCGTACGCTTCATTGACCAGACGTTGATATTCGTTGAAATGTTCATTCAACGTGCGCGGCTTCTTTTCTGCCGAAACTTTATTATAGTATTCCATTCTTTGCCTTCAATTGTTTGAGTTCAGATTCGAGTTGAAGAATCTTCTGTTGTTCTTTAATGCGAGCTTCTTGAGCATCCAATGCATCTTTACTTGCTTTCCAAGCAAGTGCAGCTTCAATCGGATTTTCTGCACGCGTTATTTCTGCAGGGATTGTGTAGTCATGGTCCCAAATTTCACCGCTATAATGACGCAGAGTTACTTCAACATCGTATCCATAACTTTTAATGTTGTACAATTCTCCAGCATATCGATTTTTATCGATCTTGTCCATTGCGCGCAAAATGGCGATAACGAGGGGTTCAACTTCATTCTCAACGAACTCGTCAAGTAAATACTTTATTCTTGTGACGCGATTTGCTTTGTCGTAGAGATTCATGTTCACCATCCTTCCATTGGAAACTCAAGATAGACCTGAGCGTTGCGACGAATTTCGTTGGTAACATTCTTTGTGCGTTCTGTGTTCCAAGAGACACGCCCAAACCAACGCCAGCCGTTCTTGACACACTTCGTTCCTTGATGGAATGTTTGCCAATCAAACATTAGCAATCGACGATCCGGCGCCATCACACTTTGCAATTCGCCTTTCTCGATCAACTTCTTCACTTCTTGGTGCCAGCAACGATAAATGAGTTCGCCATCAGGAACTTCTGGCATGGTGCATTGGCCGAGCGCAAACTCTGTAGGAGCGGTTTCTGCATTCACCAATCCCATGATGTGTTTGCTGTGATAGCGCGGTGTATCGTAATCCGGTTGTCCAGCAGTGATGAAGTGTTGGCCAACAGGAATCGGTGGGCGTGGAACATCATCGTGATGGAAACCAGGAATTGCTGGATACCAACCAGGCATCAGCATGTGCACACGACTGTCGAAAACAAACTCAGTAACGTCAGCGAGAAGATACTTCATTGGAAGGTTGTCAATGAAGGACCGTGTTATCGGTCCTCCATGAATATAAGCATATGGCAACGAAGAGTTGAAGAACATTGGTTCATTCTTGATCTCATCATTGGATACTTCGCGCGCAAACGGACGCAGAGGAAACACCTCGCTGTTGAAAGACTTGTCGCCTTTCACAACGCAGCCCTCTTGCGCACATCATCGAACGTCGTCAAGCGCAGTTCACGATTGCACTTGCTGTAATCGTAGACGACTTGCAACTGATTGATTGGAGCGCTGAACCCCATGGCAAAATATTCATGTTTGCGCATTGTCTTCCAATCATCGCCTTCCTTGACAACAGCAAACCTCCCACGCTTGCTCCTTTTGCCCTTATCAGTCACAGGGTCCTTGTAGATGTCAACTTCCTTGCCATCAACGATGCCCCAACTTGCCTTCATGGCGAACTTGAATGTGTCTCGATTCACGTGCTGAAGCAAGCCGCCGCCCATACCGAAGTTCAGACAATCAGCAGAGAAGCCGCGACCCAGGAGATTGTTCAGGATCAACGGAATTGTGTTCACCGTGATACCGTCGCCCTGGATCACACCAACGTATGGTGGAAGGACCTTGTATCCCTTGCCGTTGACCAGTTTCTCAGGAGTGTTGTCCCAAATGAGCTCGACGATGTCGACCGGAACAACCAATGGATTGCCAGAATCTGGACGGATCACGACCTTAGCTCCAGCAGCCTTCACCTGCTGCAACAGACCGCCATGAATCCATTCGTTCAGCACAGCATTATAGATGTCGTATCCATCTGATACCACAGCGAAAATTGCACCAGGTTTGGCGTAGGCATCGACCATCTGTTGGAAACAGAGCTTCTCGCCTTCTTTGCCACGGATCGTCATCGTGCTATGTTCGGCAGCAGGAATTGAGAAACCAGAGCTCTTGACGTCAGCATTGTAGTAGTGCATCGCAGCACCAATGCCTTGGATGGTGTCAGTGCCTCGGAAATTGATCAGATGTGCTGCACCGCCGACTCGACCGCCACCAGGAATCACACCACGGAAGCCGAAGTCATGAAGCTTGAACTCCAATCCATCGAGTGAATCACTTGACTTCAACATTGCGTAACGAATTGCCTTCTTACAGGCATACGAAATCGTCGCAACGCTCGTTCCGTACCAGACTGGGGAGAGAATGGTTGGCTCGAAGTAGGAAGTAAGCCAAGCGCACTTGTCGTCAGTGTTTTGAATTTGCACCAACGGTGTGCCGACAGGAACAACAGAACCTTCTGCAACGGCTTCGATGCGCAGAGGCAGGTTGCCGCCATGGGTGTCGAGGATGTAGCGCCAACCAGCATAGTTGAATGGTTCGCCGTGAATTTGGGCGAACGCTTCGGCTTCCAGGATTTCTTCCAGTGTGATTGGAGTCAGCAGGAAGTCCTTAATGAAAGGCTGAAGACCGAAAAACACCGTCTCGTTGACACCTTCGATGCTGCTTCCGCGTGCTTCGATGTACGAAGAGATGTAACTGGTTTTGGTTGGGTATTGCGCAAAATGGGAAAGCTTGTAGCTATCCGTCTGCAAAAGACGGTTGGTGAGAATCGACATCAGAAACTCCTTCTTGATGGGATGAGAGAAATGCTCTCAGGATTAGGTAGCGCAATTCTACAGGTAGGCAAGATCAAGGACTGAATTTTCAGTCAAAGGTTCAGTTGCAGCCTTCTTAACAATTTGCAATCTAACATGCTCTTCCTGACATTCTGCAATCAATTTGGCGAGCGTGGCAGCATCAACTTGTTCTTGCAAAATCTTCAGTGCTTTTTCAATCAACCATTGTTCATTGTTGTTTTCTGGTTCACGAAGATTGTCCTCCAAGAATGAACAATCGAGCACTAGACGGGTGAGTTTAATTTCACCTTCTTTAGCGTGATCACAATACACCGATAGGTCATAATAACCAAGGTGATCACTGAACAACTTCATGTACAGCGGTGAATCTTTGAATGTAGCTGGAATTGGAATTTTGACGCGAGCCATCTTGTTCTTTCCAGGAACTTCCCAACCACTCAAATTTTTATCAGCCTTATTGAACAAGGAGAACAACATTGCCCGGCGTTGACGAAGCTCTTTGCGTCGTTTGAATCCAAACATCACTGTGCCTGCTGTTTGTAGTAAACAGTACAAGAATCACCAGGTCGCGGACTGAACGTTGTTCCATTCGGACTGGTAAAGATGTCATTGCTATCAGGAAACCACCAATAGTCAGCAGGTTGACTACGAATTACTGAATGGTCAACATTGCTGACACATTCGACATATTCCTTGCGATCACTTTCAGCACACCCAACGATCGCGATGGACAATAGAACCAGAATTGCGTAGCGCATTATAGCCTCTTGATCAGAAATTCAATGATGTCAGCGATCTCATCGAACGTATAGCCTCTGTCGTTCAATTCTGCAATGCTGACAAGGATAGGACTGAAGGTGTCAGGAGCTCGGATGTAGAATTGAGGATTGTCATTGGGATTGCCAGCACGATCAGTAAATCCTTGCTGGCCAAGACAATTTTGCCAAAACCTAACATCATTTTTCCGCAACCATTCAGAAGAAGGAGTGACGCGCGGCTCATTCCTACCAACATAAGTGCGTTGAAACTCCACCTGGCCATCCACGACCATCTCAAGCACACCAAGGCAGCAATAGCCATTGATGTTGCCATCCTTAGTCAATTCTGCTAAAGCTTCTTTGCCTTGAATGTATTGACCAGATCGGAGTGCCTCGATCCAAGAATCAGCCAAAGCAGCTGGCATTTGGATCTTGCCTTTCTGGTCATCGCTGATCTCGAACAAACCATATTTGCCATTCGTAGAACCAAAAAGACGCGTCATGGCACAATCTCCGTCACAGGCTTCAATAGTGCAGCAATTTCAACGAAAGAAAACCCCAAATCGTTGAGAGCCGCTGCGTCAGTCAAATAGTCGATGCCATCGGCACGTATGACAAACGTTGGATTGTTTACAATATCACCACGGTATTTTCCAAAGAATTCAATTCCATGGGACCACAACCATTCTGTAGATGGCATCGAGCTTGGATCACCATCGCTATTACATTCGACTGCTCCAGAAACAACCTTCTGAAGCAACCCCAAACAACAATAGCCAACACTGTTTCGACCAGTACGGCTTTTGCCTTGCAAGTAACCACCTGCCTGATCATACTCACCACTCTGCAACGCATTGAACCACATGTTGTACGTTGCTTCTTCCATTTTGATGGCAGGAGATTGTGGGACAGAACCAATCAATTTCGGACGAACCGTAAGTTGCATCTCGTGGATTGGTTTCCCATACCTCCAGGATTCACCATTCAGCATCAACATGTACTCGGTGAAATCAGGAAGGCTTGCTTTCACAACATCATTACCTTTGTAAGTGTCGTGCATCATGTCAATAGGTCTCGATAAGTGGTTCGATTAGATCGGCAATGACAGCAAACGGTACTTGTGCATCATTGAGACCAGACGCCGAAGTCCATTCAAGCACCAAACGTCCGTCTTCTCGATGAACTTGGATCTGGAATGTGATGTCGTTGCTGTCAAAATCATAATTTTTGAAGAAATGCACGTGGTTCTTCTTCATCCAATCCGTAGAAGGAAAACCACGGTTCTCGACATCACCGCAAACAGAATGCTCCAAGACACCCAAGCAACAGAATCCACCATTTTCTTGGCAGAACAATTCACCACGCGCCTGAGTGTATTTACCAGAACGGAGCGCCGAAAGCCATTTTGATGCATCACCAGCTTTCATGCGAAGGCGCGCTGGTTGATTGGGTAAAGGAGAAATGTGTTCACCTTCAGTACCAAAATTTGAAGCGAAGTAAGGAAATTGAGTGGTCATGGGTCAATCCGTTTTGATGAGAGGTTCGAGGATGTCGGCAATCACAGAAAACGGAACGCCACGGTCGTTGAGATCAGAAGCGGAGGTGTGCCAACGTTCACCGTCTTTGAGTACAAAGAATTGTGGATCATGACCACCAACCTCGGGCAAAGTTTCTTGAATAAAACAGATGTTGTGTTTTTGTAGCCAATCTACTGAAGGAAAGCTGCCACTTTCAACTTCACCGCAGACAGTTTGCTCGAGAACACCCAGGCAGCAATAAGCATTTCTTCGGGCATCATACAACACACAATCTGTCTGATCAAAGTTACCGGATCGGAGATTAGCAAGCCAAGCTTGCTTGTGTTGCTCACTCATATTGATGCAATGAGGTTGGTCAAGAACAGGTTCCAACTCCCAATCACCAAGTTCGTATGAGACAATAAAAGGAAAAGAGGTGGTCATAATGAAGTTCGCTCGCAGTCGTGTATATCACTCATCGCTACAATGACTGATTATAGTCATAGCGATGAACAAAGAAATGAAAGAAGATCAATTGATAGCGTGAGATTGTTGGGTATCACGACCAGTTAACTGGTCGTAGATGTGCATGTAGGCGGATTGAAGTGCTGTTGCCTGTAACTGCAACGTGCTGATGGAATTGAGCATGAGCTCTGCGTGCAGTTTGAGGTTGTTCTGGTCAATGATTGCCAACTGGGCATCACGAACTTCCTGTTGTATGGGCAAGAGTTTGCGTCCATCCTTCGGATCAAAACGCGGTGTCACACGCCTGACAACGAGGACGAGCATCATGTCGACTTCGACTTGATAGATGTCATTCGGAGAGTCCGCAAAGCGAACAAATTTGCCTTCGAGATTCATAGATGGATCCTTTTGTCCAGTTCTTCCTCAAGCGTCGCGAGCACTTTGTCAATCGAAGCTTTCTTCTTGCGAAGCTTCGTAATCATGCCCTTGAGATGAGGAGTATCGATTTCAGAGGCATGCGCTGCCTCTCCGAGTCTTGGTTCAAAACCGGTTTCTTTGTTCAAATTGATTGAAGAGAAGGAGAGGTTGCCCTCCTTCTCTTCAATCACAAAACCAGGTTTCCACTTGCAATAGTCAACCAGAACGCTGACGAGTTGGCCTGGCGCGAAGCGAGTGGCGCTCATTGCGCCACTGCCACGTTGTTCACGTTCGGCGGAGGTAGTTCAGCAACCACTTCCTCGGTGCCCTTGCCATGCTGATAGTACAGCTTGCCGTTGGTTACCAGGTAGCCCGGACCCGAAGCAAAGTCGGCGTCACTGTAGCGTTCCGGATCGAGAGGAACTTTCTGCCCGAGTGCCAACCCAGTGTCACCCATCGCTTCATCGTAGCCATTCACGATGTAGGTGCGCTTCTGTGGATGGACGTGGATGGTTTTGCCGATGAAGTGGTAACCAGGTAGAAGAGCACCACGCGGTTCGCCGCAAGCTGCGTGGGCGTTTTCGGTGACGATCACCACGGACCAATTGCCGGATTCATTGGCAGCAATTTGCCCACAGGCTTCCGTCTTGTTCTTCGCTGCCCAGTCCTGCAATTCTGTTCCGACGCGGACCAGGAATTCCTTCTGTGTTTCAGTTTGGGTTTGGATCAGTTCGTCGACCAGAACCACCTTGGGACCATCAGCAGCCTTCGCGCAACCGAACACGAAAGCCAACATCAGACCGAGAAAACCCAGTACAACTTTGTTGCGCACGTTCATGATTGCACCTCAATGAAAGTAGAGATAGGCGTCGATCGCCAGGAAGGTAACAAAGTAAGCAACCGCTCCAGCTTTGGTACCCATACCGAAGAAAACGTTTTGCAGGAATTTCATACCAGTTCCACCACTTCGCGAACTTGCATCCGGTCTTCAACCGGCAATCGATCCAACGCGTCCAACGGATTCAGCCCTTTAACCCGAGTTTCCGATCCATCATGTAACCAAGCACGGAACCATCTTTGACGTTTGCGAGGAAGACCTTGAACCGTAGACGTCTGACGGGTTGTAGCGGCTGTTTTCATTGGATACCTCGTTGAATTTTGGGTTATCAGGCTTCCGCCCTTAGAGAATATCTTACCCAGATCTACTAGGAAGGCAACGACTAAAAAGCCTGCCCGATCAAACACTTAGCCAAAGTAGCTGTAAGCGATTGAAAGAGCAGGCTTTGTAAGCCCTTGATTTACAAGGAAATCAGTGGTTCTTTGGGTTTAACGAAATTTTAACGTTTGGGCTTAGCCCAAGACGCCTACCTCGACATGCAAATTGCAGTCTTTCTGCGCATTCTGCACGTATTCAGCTGGATTGAAGAAACAATTCTCCAACTCAATCTTGGCGATTTCTTCTTCTGACTTATCGTCATAATCTTTTGGATCGATGTCAAGTTCAAATGACAAAATGAATTTCAGTTTCATAACATTGATACCATCTTCTGAATGATGAAGTAGTGATCCTCGAACATCACACTCCTTTTGACTTCACCAAGCGGCACCCATCGCGCGTCAATAGTACCACCATCCGGATCTTTCCCCGGACGCAATGCCGGGAGTTCACACGAATCGTTGAGCTTGAATAGGAATGCGGTCGTGATAGTACGACCTCGCAAACTCCTGGACGGAGCGTCGAAGATTTCTTTCGCTTTGAAGCAGCGCGTGAGGACTTCGTCCTGAATTTTGATGCCAGTCTCTTCCCGGAGCTCACGTAAGGATGCGTGGAACAACGTTTCGTTAGGGTCCAGAAACCCACCGGGTAACGCAAGTAGACCTTTGCCTGGCTCTTTTCCGCGACGTACAAGGAGGACATGTCCAGATTGTATAACGACCGCGTCTGCCGTCGAGAAGACGACTGGATACGGTGCGACTTCCCACGCCTTACGATAGGCTCGTATGTATGCATATTCATCCTTCAAAGTTTGGAATTGAGGTGTAGCAGCAATCTTCCGAAGTTCTTTGACAGTAGATTCCGGCATTGCTCCGCTCACATACTCCAATTGATTCTGAAAATACAAATCTCGGATGTAAGTTGCGTTGATGTTGTACTCGAAACCATCAACGTTCTTGTATGGAACGTTGATGAAATCGTACTGTGGGAACCATTCGAGGTAAGAGGTGTCTTCCTTGGTGTGACCGACGATGCAAATCTTGCCGATACCACCAGAAATGGCAAGGTTGACATTCTGGATCCAAACTTGATCATTTGGATCATCCAATATTTCCGCAAAGCTGTATGCATTACATCCGATGTATTTCATCACACCATCAAGCATGTTCCCACGTTGTACCGTGGTGAATGGATTCTTGATTGTACGCGGACCACCAGTGTCACCAAACAATACCAAAACAAAATCAGCAAGTTCAGAAGCTCGCTGAAGTAAATGTACATGCCCATTATGGATGGGCTGCATACGACCGATGACTACAGCTATTGCATATTTCTTTGACATTGGAACTCCTCCATTTGTCGGTTGTGGTTAGAATTGTTCGTTTGCTGGAAGCACCTGTGCAATACGATGCTTGATGTTCCACTGAGCTTTCTCTTCAAATTGCTTGCCCCATTCAGTTTGAAAGATGGGAGTGCCTTTGTTGATCAGCTTCATGAGGAACTTGGCGTTTCCTTCACGTATCGTATCATAGTCACGCATCAAAGCATACTCCAGCACAACATTGTCTGTGTTTTCTTCGAACTGAGCCCAGGGCAAAGCCAAGCTTGACAAGTCAATGTCACACATCATCTGTTCGAGGAACGTTCCATGTTTTTCACCATGACGTGCCGTTGCTTCGATACAACGTGCAGCAGTAGTGATAACGTGTCCAAATTCTATTGCATCCTGATCATACTTGATGTGTTGTTTCAAGTAGGTTTGTGCCAAACCATACATGAACTCTTGACTCTCATGTTCACTCCAACCAGGAACGACCATCTGAGCTTCTGCATTGTAGATTGCATCATGGAACCAAATTGCAATCTCAAGAGTTTCTTGTTCTACCTTTGAAAGCTTGTGCGTCATCAACGCTTCTTCCATCCTTGCCAGGCAGAAGTTGATGTGATTGATGTCGTGGTAGTAACGATCCTTGCCATTGTACAAAGCAAGGAGAACGGGAAGATTGACTTCGATGAACTTCGGCATGCGCATATCAAACCTCAATCAAAACAGGACGATTCTTGAACTTGTAATCACGATCAAGCATCGCGACATTATAAAAAGTGGTGCCGTCTTTACAATAAACACCATAGTTTTCGTGGATATGACCACAGATCCAAATCTCAGGCTTCAACGCAACCAGAAGATAATTCCAAGCTTTCACTCCCCAGTGTGAACCATCCAAGATTCCAAATGGAGGACTGTGGGTGACAACAATGTCAATTTTCTTGTTTTGGTAATCCTCAACAATAGCTTCCGCCATTCGATAGAGTCGTTCTTCTGTATCATTGAAAGCCCATCCAGGCAATTCTGTCACATGAGGAAGTCCAAGCACACGCATCTTGTTGCGCAATTCATATGACAAATACTTCGGATGTGTTCCCAACATCCTAACATCAGCCATACGTCGAAGATCCTGATTGGCAGGACCCGTGTAATGCTGAACAAATAGATCATGATTGCCAGGCACGTACAGCTTTAGATCAGCTTTCACGCTCTTCAACGATTCGACGCGTCCGTACCACTCAGATTCTGTACCATGGTACATCAAGTCGCCAGCATGAATGAAAACATCGACGTTATCAGGAAACCAATCCTGATATTCGCCTGCTTTAATGGGCATCTTATCATTCAAGCCCTGCGCATCGAAATTGAAATGAGTATCGGAAGTCGCGAGAATGCGGAACGACACGTTCTTCTCCATCAATTAGTTCAAAAAGAGTTGCGTTTAGCAATTGTTCTTTTAGTTCTTGCTTCGTCATCTCACCAGCATCTTTGCCAGGAGCCTTGAAGTACACATTGCAGCTCCTAGCAAGATTCATTCCTGCAAGATCATTGTCACAAAAACCAACAACCATTCGACCAGTTGCCCGCAAATAACTTCTAAGACGAAGGGGATCGTTTCCCAAAACAGCCAGACAAGGAAGCTCCAAAGCATGGAACTTAACCGCATCAAAGACGCCTTCAACTAAGAACAACAATTTGTCATGGAACAACAAAGATTCTGTTCCAAAGAACGGCAATTCACCTGGCACAGCATGTGTGTAATATTTCAGATCTTTTGGATTGAAACCTTTGCCTTCACGTGCCTTTGGACCAGATGGTCTGTAGGAATGATAGCCCAAGAATTTGCCCGTTTGCGAAAACAAGAAGAAAGTTGCAACCCCTGATTCTTCGTCAATCACAATGTTTTTATGCATTGGAAGAAGACCACGGCTTTCTAAATGTTTAGCAAGTGTTGTCACGCAATTTGCTCAAGGTAAGTGTGGACGTCAGGGTTCTTCAATGTGCCATCAGGATAACCAATGACATAGATGATTTCATCATCAAGATGTAAGAACTTTGCTCTCCAAATAGAAAACGGTTTGGTTTCTTGTTCATTCAACCAGCGAACAAGACCATCTATTGTCACTGCACATCCTCCGGTGTTTGACGCGCAGGTAACAATTTGTGAAGCAAATAGTGTATTCATGATGGCACAACGAGAAGACCATGCACCAACATCTTTCAACACTGAACCATCGGCGAGATTGAAAGTAAATCGATTACCACCAAAACCGCCACGTTCCAACGGACAAGTCACGTAATAGCGTGCGCGCTCACCAGCGACACTTAGCAAGAAGTCACCATCAATATCATCGCGGCGTGGTGAAGAATAGAAGACTTCTTCTTGCCAATATGAACGATGTTCTTCGTTCCGATAGTCAAACAATTCCACACGACCATCTTCAAAAATGATGTCAAAATCAACTGTGATATGAGGATCATTGGCATATTCTTCCTCCCAATTAATTCTCACATCATGAATGCGAAATAGTTTCATCAGTGCAAATCCTCTTTGGTAATGGTTGGGAAAAGACCAATTTCCAGGCGCACAACAAAAGCACCAAAGGTTGATGCAACAGTGCGTGCCGTGTCGCGATTGAAATACGCACCAATGAAACGCGTCGACGAAAATCCAAGTTCGTGATTAACAACCGTCTTGTATACCACAAACACTTCTGGAAAATTTTCTGCTGGTCTACGAACAAAATCATGTTCAATCGGACCAGAAGGAGCAGTTTGTGTTGTGAAAGTTTCTTCCAGCGTGTCAATAATTGCACTCATAACGAAAACCACAGGGAATAGAATAACGACTATTTTACTCTTCTGCCAAAACAAAGAACCCCTGGTTCATCACCAGGGGTTCAATGTCACGATCAGAGTTCGTATCGTGGGTTCATCAAGGTCTTCAACATCACAGACTCAGGAGTCATGAGTTGAGCACCCAAAACAGACTTCACGATTGCCGGCGAGAATCCAGAAATCAGTGCCGTGCCGGACTGGTGCATCGTGGTCGGGATGTTTCCAACACGACCATTCACATTCCAGAACACCAGCTGCGGGAGTGTGTATCCTGCTTCTGTGAACATGTTACGCAGGTTCGAGATGTTACCACGAGCGCAAGCGTCGAACTCCATGTCAGAGACGATCACGATCTTGGTCGGCATTGCCGAATCCGGCAACTTGTTGCGCTTTGCCGTGCTGAGAACCAACTCAAACACCTTCTGGATGTCGGTGTTCATGTCCCAATGCGCGCGTTCCATCTGTGCAATGCGATTTTGCAGTGTTCCGGAAACAACCTGCAAAGTTGGCTGTGCAGAGAAGGTGATGAATGCATCCTTGAACGGACCTTCCAGGCGTTGCGAAACATATAGCGCCAACGAGATGCAAACGTCCATTGCTGTCACTGTGCCAGAAACACGGCTCGACATCGAACCCGAAACGTCCGCAACAACAAGCAAACGCTCGTCAGTGCCGTTCAAGAAGTCCGGAAGAGCCTTCCACTGTTCGTTGGCAGCATCACGCTCGATCTTCGAAGAAGAATTGCGCAAAGAACGGACGATGTCATACGGAAACACCGAAGCAGCATTGATCTTTGCTTCGCCTGCCTGAACCTTCTTGACGAAGTTCTGGAACTTCTCTGGCGAACGCTTGGTGAATGCACGCTTGTAGCGCGCAAACGCCACAGACGGAACCTGGTTGTACTTGATTTCATCCCACTTACCAGCGCACATTGCCTGTTCAACAGTGTTGGACAGGTTGACGATGGTCTTGCGGTACTGCTTCGGCGTCAAACCAAGGCGCTGACGCAGGAGCACTGCATTTTCACCCTTGCGCGGCAACCATTTTGCCAACAAACCGTTCTGCTTGTCGAGACCCTCGCGGATCAGATCGATCACTTCAGCTTCGATTGGCGTGCGAAGACCAATCAACACGTCGTCCCAACGACCGAGTTCCGGCACCTTGGTCAGAACTGCCAGAGCTGCGTCTTTGTGGTTGCGAATGAGCCAACCAAAAAGATTGCGGAACTGCTGACGTTCACCAGCACCTTCGCGAGCGTCGCGCAGCCACTGGATCAAACGCAGTGCCAGGTATTCATCTTCAGCGTATGCCAAAGCGAACTGAGCTGACAGATCCTTGCCACGCGATGCTGCGGCGATGAAGAACAGGTCGATCAAATGAGACAGCGATGACTTGTTGGTCAGAGCACCGTTGGCAGTGCGTGCGGTGTTCTGCGAAGGTGACGCCTTCAATGCGTTTACGAGAGTCTTTGCCATGATGTTATTCCTTACGGATTGAGGTTGAGATATACTTGCAGTTATCAATCCAAAGAGTTAGGATACCGAAGCATCCTTGAACTCCAAGGTCGGACAGAACTTGTCCTTCACCGAATGATACCATGAAGAGAAGAAACCAGGTTCTTTCTGTTCATTTGCAGCGCTTCGGGCATACACTGCTTCTTGAACACGGTTGTACAACATTTCAACCAACTTCTTTGTTCCGACGATTGCAAAACAAATGCCGAAAACACAGTTGGCAACAAGACCGAAATTAGCACAGGATTCAAAGAAGCCGCCAAGAGATTTGTGACTAATCCAACCAGTGCCATGGATGGCAAGGTAGATCCAAAATTCGATGGTCGAAAAAGCTACCATCAGAGCAGCGGTGCCAATGATGGCAGAAATAAGCAGACCGAGGAATATCTTACGTGCGTACTTACAAAAAGTCAAGTTGGTTTTGTATCCATGCTGCTGCATGAAGACAAAATCGCTGTACGTGGTATCGAAGAACCATTGATACAACTGAAAGTGCCAAGAGTTTTCACGAATCAACATGATGTAATCTCACTGTGTAGAAGAAAGTTTGAGCGTCCGCTCAACGGTCAGTTCTTGGAATTGCAGAACGCGATAGTTTTTCTTTCCATAGTCATTTCGATCTTGGATTGAAATCCAGTCAAGGAGTTCAGCTTCCGTTTTGAACTCCTTGAACACTTGGATTTCTTTTCTATCTGTCGTTCCTGGATCCCATCCTGGCACTGCAATGTTTTCTGTGTACAGGACGGCGAGCATGATCAGAACTTCATCAGGAAGTTTTGGCCAGGAATCAACTTACGGTTGACACTGGTGGACTGAATATAGATCTCCCAGTCACCAAAGTCACCTGGACGCACGTTCGCAAATCCATACGATGGCAATCCAAGGACTTGACGAGCGTTAGCGCCGCTGTAAACCTTGCCGTCCTGCTTGTTACGGATGGCAATTTGCTTTTGACTTTGGATGGTTTCCGGCTTGGTCAGCTGATAGAACACCGAGCCAAGGATGTATCCACGACCAGTAACGGATTCCGTGTACTCACGGATTGGCTGTGCTGTGGTGGCAGTAACCGCATACTTGCGGAAGCTGTTGTCTTCCACCAGCGATTGCTTCACATCAGCCACCGACAAGTTCTTGGTGTCGATGAACAGACGATTGGACGAATTGGTACCGGCAGAACGCATGACGCTGTAGTTCTTGTAGGTGTCGACCAAACGCTGACCGACTTCCTCGAAGCCGCGTTGAGAATTGGTGTTCCACACTTCGATGTTGCCGACCGGGAAACCACAGTTCTTTGCATAGTGAATGCCGGAAACATCGGGCACCAATGCAGCAACCGTCCAATTTTCCGGAAGCTTGGCGATAAGATTCTTCAGATCACCAGCACGAACGCGGCGAGATGCGTTTTCCTGGCCATCGGTGATAGCATAGAGCAGGAAGCTGTGGTCTTCATCAGCACCAGTCAATAGATTCTGGTGTTCACGGATGGCTTGTTCAACCGCATCGAGAAGAGCGGTTTGACCATGTGCTTGGAACTTGAACTCGGAGAGAGCGTCGGGATGACGTAGATGGAGATTGCGTTCGATGCGATCGTCGAACGTATAGAGCGAGACGCGAGTGACTTGATCAGCCTGCGCCAACGGCTCCTTGAGACCACGAATGACTTGTTCGACTGCACGAGCATGATACTGCATGGATCCAGAACGGTCGATGACGAAAATGACGTTGTTGATGAGTGTCTTTGACATTGCTTGTATTCCTTGTGTTCAGTGTATGAAAAGTGTGCGATGTGTTCAACGTATGTGATTGGCGGAGAGCAGAGGTCTCGATCCCCAGACGACTTTCGTCGTCCCGAACGCTTTCCAGGCGTCGCCAGCACCCAGCTGGTTTACTCTCCGTGGACTCCCCGACAGGACTCGAACCTGCAAATGGCTCACTAGGATTGAGCTTTTGATCCAATTCAACGAGGAGATAACATAGCGAGATGAGCACCAGTTTTCCAGTGCTCATCTATGTAGTCAATTGCTCAAACGTTCAGAGCAACAATCAAACAAAGAAGACCAACGCCAATCCCGCTCAAAATCCCATAACCAGCAAGCCATTCAGAAAGATCGCGCCTGAACGAAACAACACGTCGATACTTGAATGCACCCCAAAGAACAGGAACGAACTCATATTGAACATCATCGCGCGACAAGCGCATCAACATGAATGACCAAATTGAAATGACGGTCAAGATGAATGGAATTACCAAAAGTTTAGATCCAATCACCTTCATCACAAAGACGAAGGCGAGCAAGACACCAGCAGGAGAATGCAAGAAGTCATTCATCGTGACACCAAGGTTCTTGGCCAAGTCACTGATTGCACCACCAACTCCTTTGGCTGCTTCACCGACGCCTTCACCAACTCCTTTGGCAACCACAGCGACGGACTGAGCGGTCGATGCAGCTTGCTGAACTTTGTCAACATTTGATTGTGGTGCCTTTGAGTTGCAAGAATCAACCAATCCTTGGTACTGTCCGGCATCAAGTTGGTGATACTTCTCGGCCAAATGATCGCACGGATTGTAAGCCGATGCATTGTTTTGGGCTTGTGCCGAACCAACGAAAAGACTGGCGATCAAGAACAAACACACAATGATCAGATTTCGATATTTCATTGGATGCCTCCGTCAATTGGTTTACAGACATCACCCGGACGAGGATAGAAATCCTCATGGATATTGTCTGATGAATAGTAGCCTTGTTGTTGCTGTTCTTGATGCCAATAAGAAGCGACTGGACTGCGAATCACAGAATTGTCCACTGCCGAATGACACTCAATGATCATACCACGACCATGATTATGCACAGGATGAATAATTGGTATGGTTATTGCTACCAAGATCGCAACGATTGCGAAAACAATCATCAATTCAATTAAAGTAAAACCTTTGGTTTTCATGGTTGTTCTCATGCGAGAGAAGGGAGCCGTCGGCTCCCTTCTGGTGAATTACTGCTTGGGAGCTTGTGGGAGCTGCAGCAACATCTTGCCTTGATCAGAGCCGACCATCAGCGTGTCCGGATAGTGACCGTCCCAACGCTGCGCCAGAGTCAACGACACCAATTCCTGGTTTTGCTTCAGAGCATCACCCTTGATCTGGATTGCTTTGGCTTCTGCCGTTGCCTTCGCTACTTCAGCATCTGCCTCACCTTGTGCTTGTGCACGGACGATGTCAGCCTGTGCCTTGGCGGTGGCAACTTCGTTCTCACGAGCCATGGCATTTTGGGTCGCAGTGATCTTGTTGTTCAAAGCAGCCTGCACCTGAGTGGGCAATTCCAGCTGACCCATCCAATTGAGCTTTTCGATCACCAAACCAACCGGGTCGAGCTGCGAAGCAACATCCTTCTGGACTGCCGCGATCAGTGCGCCTTTCGACGGACCATTGATGTCTTCGACTTTCATGGTTCCGGCGTGGCGAGCAAAAGCGTCCTGGACGTAGCGCGCAATCACGGCAGTACTGATCGAATCGATGTCTTCACGATACTTCTGGAAGAGCACAGCAGCCTTGGAAGGATCGACATGGTATGCAATGCCGACATCAGCGCCGATCTGTGCACCATCCACATCGTTGAATGTCACCTTGTACTGGTCATTCTTGGTGAACGTCGGGTACAAATAGAGTTCCTGCTGCCAACCGATCCACTGGCGACCAACGCCGAGAACTTCGTTGTCGACACCCTTGTCAGAGCCGAGCAGGTAGACCTTGATACCAACATTGCCAGCGGGCACTTTTTCCCAACAGGACATCGCGTAGATTCCGAAAGTGATGGCGAGCACGAACACGAACGCGCCGATGATTTTACCGAACATGATGTAGTTACTCCTCAGTAGATTGCGGTTTGATGAAAGCATGTACTGCACGGTACACAACCCAAACTGCTCCGCAGAACTCCAAAGCAATCAAGGCGATGCCAACCCACACCATTGAATTTGGTTGGGACAGCAGAAACGGCAGCAAGAGACGGTTCACAAAGAACGCCAACAGGATGCCAAAAACGGTTGCAACTATTTCAAGAAAAGTCATGACGAAATCCGTGTTTGATTATGCCGAAGCAGGCGGATCACGATTGTCATCGATGATTGCTAACAAGATGACAACCAAGATGAATGCAGTCACAACAAACACTGGCGTGTAGTGCACACTAACCGAAGAACTCATGCGCTGACACGCCAGATCGGGACCGCAGCACCCGACAAGCATGAGGCACATGAGAACCAAAGAGGCGATCTTCTTCACAGGATTGTATTCCCAAGCGCCTGAGAATACAAATGATAGAAGCACGCACAAAGCAACGAAGATTCGCCAGGTTCTGGATGACGCATTTGACGCAACGAGTATTCCTTCTCGCGCAAATATGCGACTGCGAAGTCTGGATCGTTCTCGACGATGCTCTTGGTGTTCGAATGATTGTCACAAAGCTTGACCAACTTTGCTTCCAGCGGAGCATAGGCAAGCTTCTGCGCTTCCAAGCGCTTGCGAGTAGCGCGGTTGCCTTGTTGCTTAGTGATGGTGTCGGTCAACCACATCAAGACGTCAGTGGTAGCCTCGCCAAACTCACGATCAATCTCTGTGAAAGTGACGTTGCAGTCTTCGACCGTGTCATGTAGAACCGCTGCTGCAATCACGTGTTCGTAAACCATCTTCGCGCGCTTGAAGATCAGTTCGTTAGCAGCGAAGCGCTGAAGGGTTTCCACGAAGAGAGTTGCCACCTCAATGGGATGGACAATATAGGGCTCACCCGTATATTTGCGGGTTTGTCCTTCGTGAGCGCGAGTCGCGAACGCGACAGCCTTTTGGAGGAAAGGAGTGTCTGCCCATTCGGGCATCGGCGGGGTAGGTTGCGGCTGCTGAATAGCACCTTGCGTAGACATGAACAGACACTCCTTGAGATAAATGGGCTTTCCAATAGGATAGATCTCCCAGAACTCAAGGAGTGTCTTGAATTGCCAATTACTATTTCTTGTCAGCGCTTGTCAAACGCTTCGTCGAGTGCCCGAAGCGCATCCAACAATTCTTCTCGCGAAGTCTTGATTCCTGGATTGCCACCAGCCGCTTCCCAAGCCGCCTGGATGGAGATCATCCCTGCAGAAGAGATACGCACGGGATCATTCAGGCCAGCCTCATACGCTTCGCGCATCTGCTGCTTCTGACCCTTATCGGTGGGGTCGAACTCGCTGGCGAACCAACCTTCGAATGCCGAATCACCAACGCGGACCCTTTCTTGGCTGAAGCCAAGAATTGCGTCAAGGAGTTCTATCCGGTAGGTGTAGATTACCATCGGAGTGGACCTTCCATTGATCGCCGTCGCGTACTTGTTCAGAGCGTCCAGGATTTCCGCTGACAGAAGCGCTTCTTTTTCGTCCAGCTGCTTCAGAACATCCATGAGAGTTACGTTAGCCATTACCGTTTCCCCTTCGTTAGCCTAGTGATCAGAGCCTTGCCTGCTCGACGGCTCCTACAGCGTTCGATAACCCAACCGCCCTGCCTCTTAGGGAAGAGCACCCAGACCTCCTCTCGGTCGATATAGCACTGGAGGAAGCCGTCCTTATAGCGTTCTGTCCACATCTCTGCGACCTCTCTTAACCCTAAAGTCTTGCGTCCTCCAGTCTCCCTTCAGAAGCTCCAGATAAAGCTTACGAGCGGCTTTAGCTGTAGGAGCCCATATCGTTCGGTCATAGCAATAACGGTAGCCATCGTTGACGAGGACGTGCCATTCGACGTTTTCGCGAGGTTGCCTGTCCATACTACCCTCCGCCCTGCCCGACCCTTAGCGGGTGCGGAGCAGCGTGTTACGAGCCAATAGCTGCCAGTCCTTAGAGATCTTCATGAACCCGGCACATTGGATCACCGTGCGGAGCGAGATAGCCCGAAGGTTCGTGATGTTACCATCCATCCAGTCCAGGATCTGCTGGACTTGAGCCGCCGTCAGACCCAGACCCATGTCCGAAACCTTCAGCACTTGGCGGATGCGGATCATGATCTGCTCTGCCGTATGGATGCCCAGGTCGAGGTAGCAGGCGCGGCTCATCAGAGCGCCCATGTGGACCGCCATACGACCGCCCTTGTCAAACACCGACTGAAGGTCGACATTCGTCAGGAAGACAACCTGTCCCTTGTACTCGAAGCTGTTGGGAATGTCCCGCTCTTCGAGGAAGCGGCTGTCCTTGATCCAGGAGATGACGCGGCGACCATTAGAGTCCAGCGCGCCCTTCAGGAGGTTCATCGCTTCCTCGTCATTGAAGATCGAGTCGATGTCGTCCAGAACGATGATGTCGCCCTTCTTGTTGTTCTCCCAGAGCGTCATGTACAAGCCAATCGGGCTGATCGTGCCCTTGATGTGGGTGACCTGCTTGATCGTATCGTTCGCCAGCGCCGCGTTTAGCTTTTGCTCCAGCGTGTAAGACTTACCCACGCCCGCTGCGCCGGAAACGATCAACGAGCGGATCTTTCCGCCGATGATGCCGTCCGAGAGAAGTTCGAGCGCTTCGAACCGGCTTTCGATTTCTTCAGCGGTTTTGAAGCGCTCGGCTTCAATTTCTTGCGCGGACTTCTTCTTGATCTTGTTCTCAACTTCGCCAACAAGAGAGAAGACGCCGCGAGCCTTTTGAACCAGAGCACCTTTGCGAGCCGCCGTCAGAACCTTCGGATTGTAGTAGAACAGCTCACCGCTGGTTACTTGATCGCCGAACTTTTCGCGAAGCTCGCTGATGACGGCAGGGGAAATTAAGTTCGACATCGTCAGATCCCTTATGATTGAATTGGTGGGCGGTGGAGGATTCGAACCTCCGGTCATTCGGTCAAGGCTATCTCTGCTTGCCCTGCACCACTTGACCACCATTCCGCCCTACACGAACATTGTACCTCGGAATCCTCAAAAGGCAAGGAATAAAACTCTTGTAAAATCAATAACTTACGTGATTCCCGGAAAACCATTGGAAATCAATGGTTTAGAACCCCTGTAAAATCAATGACTTACGAAATAGGTCAAACCTTCCGACACAAAGTACGGATTACCTCCGGTGGCGCATCACCGACGTATTGTAACGGTCCCTTGTTGCAGATAGGCGCTACCATTGTTCGCTTCCGCGCGATCTCTTTCTGAGCAGCAGCTTCACGTTCTGCCATTTCGCCTTCGTAACGAATCGGCTTTTCGAGCACTGGTTCATTCGCTTCCATGTGTGCAATCATGCGTGAAGGAAACGCTGCAGTATTGTATGAGCGTTCCATGTATTCACGTGGCTTCAATTCAACGAACTCTTGTTTCTTCTTTCGTTGCTTCGTAACTGACTTTGGTTGTCCAAGTTTGCGCTTGAACTTTGTAGTGGTGTAGATAATCATCAGACTACAAAATCCTTGAGAAACGCAACCTTTTGTTCATTGCCAAGGTTGCTCATGAATTTAACATGCTCATCATGAGCAGAAGCAAATAGCTGACGAAGATGCAAATTCTGCTCAACAGAAAGTTCAATGTCGCAATGATCCCGATAGTAATCATCTCCATGCAAACGACCGAAGCAAGAACCACCAACAACTGGCAGCGGAAATGTTCGATCAATGCAAAATTGCTTTACAGGCAAAGCACCACGGTAAGTTGGTGAAGCTGCAAAGCATTCGAAGATGCTATGAAGTTTGTATCGACGAATTTCCATGCGCCAACCACAATCTCTTACATTGAAAGGATTGCGAGGATAGAGTTGAACCAAATTGAAATTTCCTGCACGAACAAAAGAGTATTCAGGTGTTACTCGAAGTCTTGCATTCCTAGGATTGCTCCACCATGAATGAGCACCAACAATTTGTTCATACACCTTATCAATCAATTCTTGTTCGTATGTCATATCAAATCCTGTAAATGAAAGAACCGGGTTTTCACCCGGTTCGAATCAACGTGCTCTTTCGCAGTTGTGCAACAAATCGTAAAACTCTTCCTCTGCCGATTTTGGTGGTCTCAGAACATTACCAAGACCATCGGTTCCGTTGAGTAAAGCGATTGGTGGTGCGGTTGGAATCAGGTGACGTCGATAATACTTCTCTGGCACTACAATACCAACGCACGTCAATGCACCATTGAGTGCTTCCTTCGATTCATAAAATCGAGCAATGGGCAAGCCGAACTTGTTGGCAAATTCACGAAGAGCCTTGTAGCGACTCCAGAGCATGTCAGCAAGACCACCATTGTAAACGTAGATGGTCTTATGGTTCATTTGCCAATCAAGAAGAACCATCCATTCCTCTGAATGATTGTCTTCTTGATACTTGGCGTTAAGTTCACCAATGACATGCGCAGTTTGAATACCAGCGTGGATACCCTCGGTGTACATGTTGGTGTAGGCGTAGAGGCGCATCAACCAAACCTCGCGATGAACCAGGTAAGACCCCCGAGGAAGATGATCCAGATCAATGCCAGGATCCAGAACGGCGAAAGCACCCAGAACCATGACCAATGGATTACACCGATCAGTTTCAGGACAAGGAACAGAATGCCAATGATGACGAGATAAGAACGCATGAGCGTTTCCTTCGTTAGAGTGAACCAACTCCCTTAAAGGGAGTTGGCCACGAGCTTGATGATCTGGCGAATGCTGTCGTCCTTCTTCGCCGCCTGGACCAGGCGATTCATGATCGCCAAAGTGGTCGCTACGTCAACCGGTTCGTTGTTGGAAGCCGTCTTTTGGTCTTTGATTGGAGCAGAAACCGGTCCAGCAACCTGTTGCGCGCCGAACTTGCCGGAGAATACATCAATATTCGGCGCATTGTTGTACTTGGACGTCAAGCTGGTGCCGGCTTGCTTGGCGTACATGATTTCGTTGTACTTCAGGACACGCTCTTCGGAGACCAGCACGCCGTGCTTGCGAACGACGGCGACGTAATCCGCGGAGGATTTGGAGCCGGTTTTGCGGAGAACGTTGACGATGTACAGACCGCCGACGCTGGTTCCGGTGTAGATAGAGTTGGTCTGGGTGTAACCCTTGATTGCAGTATTCATGATGTAGCCTCTTGAAACGAATAGATGAAAGGAAGGGCAGGAGAAAGTGATTCCTCCTGCCCTATCACAAGCCGCTGGCTATCACGCCGCTTTCTTGGCGGTGGACTTCTTCGCCGGGGTCTTGCGAGCGGTTGCCTTCTTGGCGGTGGACTTCTTCGCTGTCGCCTTCTTGGCGGTGGACTTCTTGGTGCTGGACTTGCGAGCCGCCTTCTTGGTCGCCGTTGCCGGAGTATTCACCCGAGCGGCTTCCTGAGCGTGAACCAGCTTCGTAATCTGGTCGTATGCCTGCGCGGCATCGACAGCGGCAGCTGCCAGGTCGCCGGAGAGGGGCTTGCCTTCCTTCACCTTCTTCGCCGCTTCGCGGATCTGGGCGCGCTGGGCGTCACGCTGAGCACGCTCTTCCGGCGTCAGGTTCGGTCCACGCGTTGCGACGCGGTTGTACTTCTTGGCTTCACGTCCGGTCACCCGGAAGTCGGCGACGCTGTAGTACATGCCGAGTGTGCCGTTGTTGGTGACGCCCAGGCGCTTGGACATTTCGGCGACGACTTCGGCGCGGAACTCGCGCTTCGTCATCTTGCCAGAATTGAGTGCCTTGGCGTGCTTCTTCTGCATCTCGGTGTAGATGTCGATTGCCACGGACATCTTCTTTTCCTTGCGCGCCGGGGCGTTCTTTTCGTTTGCTGCGGCGCTGTGCTGCTTTTTGTTCGTTGCCATGATATAGTTACCTCTTCAAGGTTGATGGATGTAGTAGGTTCACCCGAGACTCCATTGTACGGCTGATTGATGCTCAAGTCAAAGGATTTGAGCCAATCTATGGGCGGCTCAGGTGTACGCCCAAAGGGTCCAACAAAGCGCTTTAAAAGATGCGCTCGAAACCGTAATACTCCAGCTTAGCAAGATCGATTTCTTCCGCCACACAGAGCATCACATTCTTGTCGAACTTCATGTCATAGTTCCAGCATTCCGTGATACCAATTTCGTCATCAATGACATTCACGGAAATACCATTGGCATCCACGACAATTATTGCAGCACGACCATCGGGCATCTGCCCGTCTTCATTGATCAGAGGTTCCAGCTGGTTGTCATTTTCGTCCAACCATGGCTCGGCACCCGCGAAGCCATTCCAATCCATCTGGTTGAAATCGCGGAACGTGCGCTTTTTACACATCACCTTCTCCTTCAAGCTTCGTCGTTGTAAATCCAGTCAGCAAACTGCTTGTCTTCATCAGGACGAAAGAACATAGCACGTACCCATTGATCGCGTTCTTCCTTAGAAGAGAAGGGACCAACCTTCACACGCTGATCAATCCAGACGTACCAACTAGCATCATTCTCAGTAGGCGAGCCACCGTCGATCGTATTAGCACCGTTGAATTCACCGTCGTTGTGGGCGAGAAAATCAGCGAGTTCATTGCTGTCGGCGGCGTAAGGACCCAGAACACGAGAGTGCGTAGCCATTTAACCGTCTCCTAACTGGACGGTTAGCAGCGCCGCCCTATGAGAACATTGTACCCCAAAACCCCAAAAAGTCAAGCACTGAAAACCCCTTACAGATCAATAACTTAGCTGAAATTGCTGTAAGTCATTGATTCATAAGGGGTTGTAAGTTACTGATTTTACAGTAGTTTTAAGGTGCGTCCAAATCAGGCTTCTAATTGGTCCTCAGCGACGCTAAGGAACCGGCTTAGATCAGCTGTTTGGCCACGTCCTACCAGGCGGTTTGCCCGGCACTCAGCCTCCAGCTTCTCTTTAATAGCGTGGGCGCGGCGCACCAGTGACGCTACTGACTCCACCTCCATTTTGTTTTCCTCACAAAACAAAATGATCGCATCAAGGTATCCAAGGTGCCTGAACTTTACATACTCCTCGATGCGTTTAGCAAAAGTGTTGGAGTCAAATTTCTTCTCAAGTTTTTCCAACGTCACTCTTTCAACTCCAACGAGCACAGATCAACTTCCTCATGGATGATGTCCACTTGAACGCCTGCTTGCTCGAACATTCTCAATGCAAGATCAAAACAATAAATGGGATCGGTAAGACGATGACGCTGCTTTGATGGAACAACTGCAACGACACGCTTGATACCGCGTTGGATGATATCACCAGCACAATGCGTGCATGGAGGCAGTGGATAAATGTAGATTGTGTATCCATCAAGAAGTTCGCGCGAGAAGAGAATTGCGTTCTCTTCTGCGTGTTTCGTGATCAACAACTTCTTGGCACGGTCAGCATAGTCTTCTGGACTATCTGCAACACCGCGTGGAAATCCATTAAACCCGACAGAAGAAATGGTCTTGTCGGGTCGGACGATGACGGAACCAACTTTGGTCGAAGGATCCTTCGACCAAAGTGATACCAGCTTGGCCATTTGGGCAAAGCGTAGGTCCCAATTTAATGACGAGGTTTGTGTCAAAGTTTCGCTACCATGTTACAAAAGACGTGGTCATCGATGCGAGCGGTAACACGTTTCCCACGAAGTGCTCCTTGATCGGCAGCACGTGTGTGGAAGTACAACGCACCATTAGTGATATCTGGCCAATTAGCCGCGATGTAATAGTTGTCGTACAGTTCCTCAGCCAATTTCACGGCAGCAAGATAGATCTCATGTTCACGAATTTTGTGAATTGTGCAGTACCATGAGAACTGACAACCAACTGGTTGTCGATGCCACTCGTGTTCGTGTTGGTGAACGACACCGCAAATGGAATCACTGAACGTTCCTGCCTTCACACGATTGATCGTCACTTGTCCGACACCAATTTTCCCTGCTTTGGACTCACCACGAGCCTCAAAGTAAATGTTGTCGGCTAAGCAACTGACCTCACGTTGACGGATTTCTGCTTCGTGCTGCTTGACTAGAGAATTGAACTCATCGTTTCGCGCAGAAGTAGGAACTGCCGAATCAAGCAACCAATTTTCAGGCTTTTGTGGAGCCAACAATGTGATTGATAGATTTGGGGTTAGACCAGTGATTGGTTCAGAGCTGGCTTTCGCTGTGGTGTACATTGTTCCCAGCCCGAGAAACAATGTAGCGATTGCTACGAGGATAGACATCCGCATAGTAACCTCCTTTGAAAGGAGTGGGTCAGGATTCTTTCTACATCCACCCACTCCAAAACCCTTCCGCGAAGTCAGGGTTTAGTTGAAAATTACAGCTCCGTGACGGTTGTAAGCGCCGGAAATGATCGAACGCTTTGGAGAGCCAAGACGATAGTTTGCTGCGAGATCTGGACCACGATTGGTGTAGATCACATGACCTTCCTGACGTAGCTGGCGAATGTACTCGCGCGGGTTTGCAATATGCATGCGATGTTCCGCATGATACTTGCTGAGTGACTTGCCACTCTTCAGGAAATCCAAGATACGCTGCTTCTGTGTTGCCATTGTTTACCTCACTTGGTTGTCACATTTCATAGTGACTTGTCATCAAAAGTAGTTCAATTTTACCTCAGTATCCATTCAAAGTATAGAATTTCTTCCTTGTTTCAATCAAACTGTCCATCATTGAACCGTATGATTCGACGAACACTTGAGATTCTTGCATACCATCAACGGCAATGATGATCACGACCTGTTCAACTTTTTCTTGAGTCAGTTCATTCCACATCGTGCCATATCCATCTCCTTGGATAAAATACGAATCAATCCATTCTCGTTTCTTTGGTTTTCTGGATGTTTTGAAGTCAATGACCGACAACTTACCGTCGAACACACCGATCAAGTCGGTGGTCCCTGCTATCCTTAGTCGACGGGAGAAAAGGCGACACTCAGAGGCACGTAGCTCTTGAAGTCTGGTGTCTAACAAGCTCTTGATGCCGGTCCAATTTGCCCTAGCATCTGGCATTGTTTTTCTGTAGGCATCCTGAAATGCCGTTGGGTTTCGACAGATATATTGCTCTGCCAAAAGGTGAACGCGGCTTCCTCGCCGGGTTGCATGGTTTCCAATTCGATCTGCTTCTTCATCACCGACACGCCTACGCCAAGCTTCCAGCTCATCTCCCTTCAACACAGAGAGGACGGTAGACATGGACGGCAACTTCATGCCGTCCTGTGTCAGATAGTAGCGAAGACCATCACCATTGACCTGCTCAATCTCAGGAAAAGAACGATAATGGTCGCGCTTATCAACAGCTCGATGAATTATGTAGGAGTCATCGAACGTAGGTCTTTCAAGTTTCATCACTTCAAAAACAAATTGTTATTAACATCCTTGATGTGAGACTCTAGTGCATACACAACATCATCCAGGTTATCAAGCAACGGCACAGAAAAACGATCGCACATCACTTCGATATTTCCACGACGCCAGAAACCCGGTTCAACACCGACGACGATGCGGGTTTTATCTGCGACCGGAATATCAGTATCGAGGAAATTGCCAAGCGCAAAATAAAACTCACCAAGGCTAATCGGTGCCTTAGATTCTGCAGTGATGAACATCAAGAAAATATCACACTTCTGAATCCGATCCATTTCCCAATTTACTTGAGTAGCGAATGCATCATTGTGAATGGATTGTTCGCCAGAAAACACGCCATTGCGGCGAGGATTATAAAACGTGATATCGCGATTTTCAAAATCATAAGCGCGCTGGATGACTTCGGACTGCCAATCACGGGCGGCTCCCATGTCAATAGAACCGCCAAGAAAGACACGAACATTAGAGCCATAACGAGGAGTTGGTGCAGTAATAACGTCAATTGCCATGATGTATTCCTTCAAATGATCAAGGGAGCCGAAGCTCCCTTGCGATTTGGTCAGAGGTTGAGTTCAACCTTTGAGATGATGTATTTCCTAACGAAATCAGAACGAACGATGTCACTGGCTTGAAACTCAATGTGTTCAATTCCGCCCATGTTATCAAGCACACGAATGAAGTCACGCAGACCTTCTTTCTCTGCTTTCTTCAGATCCGTCTGACGATAGTCACCTGAGAAGATGACCTTCGCGTTCTCACCAATTCGAGTGATAATCATGTCCAATTCAGCAAAGGACATGTTACCAATCTCATCAGCAATCACAATGACATTGTCAAGCGTGATACCACGAGTGAATGATGTGCTCTCAAATTCCAAAACACCGCGTTGCTTGAGAATATCATACGCGTCTCCACGACCAAACAGGTCATTTACGATGTCACGGTATGTACGCTCAAACACTGCCATCTTTTCATCTTCAGTTCCAGGCAAGAAACCTTGGTCACGTGTCTGCACGCATGAACGAAAAATGACAACCTTGCGATATTCTTCATTTTCAAGCACTTCCCTCAGCGCAAGGTAAAGCGCGAGGAATGTTTTACCAGTTCCAGGATAACCATGAAGCAAGAGATTGTTTTCAAAGAATGCTTCGAAGACTTGTTCCTGGGCGTAGGTCTTCGGTTTGATCAAACGGAGATCCATTCCAAAGGACTTGTTTTGTTGACGACCCTTGGTGTTACCTTTTCTCTTTTGTGCCATCGAGCACCGATCCTGTTCTAGAAGGTGTTCAGGGTCGATCCTTTTCGATTGTTCAAACGATGGTTTTTCATATGCTTCAAAAGATCACGGAAGCCATCATCTGGCTTCTTCATACCCATTCTCACAGGATCGCCAATCGGAATCGACCCAGTTAACTGGATTACCCAGTCTGGATTGTCCTCCAAGAATTTCTCCATGGCGGACACTGACATCATCTGATTCTCGCGAACCTCCCCTGTCTGTGTGTTTTTGAAATCGTAGAATGGCATTACATTTCCACTTCTTGTTTCTTCGCGTAATGTTCGTCGATCTTATCTTGCATAGCTTCAAACGACTTCACGATCCCAACATTCACAATCTCAGTGATGAGCATTTGAATGCCAGCATTACGACCCATCCTGTACATTACGATACCGTAGATGGTTGCAATGGCAAGGTAGACAAGGAACCATTCGTTGGGCATGTACGACATGTTGTTTCTCCGGTGAGGTAGTCGTGGATCTTGTACCAGCTGTCAGCAACAAAGATCTCATTGCTTACATAGTCACGCGTGTGGTCTGACCTCAAGAGTATTGAGTCTAATCCGAGTTCCTTTCCAAGCAGAGCATTAGAAAGTTTGTCTTCAACCCAAGGCAGATGGCTGTCTTTCCAACGACTAAGAACTTCACGCTTGTCACCATTCGTTGGCAGAAGATGACAATTTCTCGGATCGATGCGGAAATAGTCATACAACAAGCGTTGTCTCTGTATCTGAGAATACGTGTCACCGCCGAACGAACTGATGCAGACTGGCTCATATCCAAGCTCACGTAGCTTGCCAACAATCAAAACTGATCCGGGCATCGGGAAAAGGAACGACACTGCGGCAGAACGATTGTATTCTTCGATCAACGCAACGATCGTTTCAACTGGCATTCTGTAGCGCTTGGCCATGTCATAGTCAGTCGTATCGACCTCAACATAACCACGCTCTTTTGCCCAAGCATTAAAACCAGCGTTCCAGTTGAGTAGAACGCCATCCGCATCGAGCAGGATTTGTTTTTCCGGAGATTTAGTAGACATCTTCGTCTTCGAACCCGAGATCATCGAGCTCATCATCATCTAAGTGGTCAAGAAAATTACCAGAACGCATTGCATTGCGCAGGTGTTTCTCAGTTCGTTTGTTTTCTGGTTTCCGATGTCTCTTCTCAAGAAATCGGTCACCATCGCGCTTTTGATCAACAGTCATTTCAGAACAGATCGGGGAACGCAGCCAGAACCACGTCCGCTTTCAAACCAGGGGGAAGTTGTTTGTCCTTGATAAGGTCCATGAGTTTTGCATCATCCTTATGCATAGCACCAAGCATCTCGATCCAGAGCTGTTCGCGACGAAGACGCTTCAAAGTCTTGTGTCCGCCATCAATGAAGATGTATAGCCGACGGATCTCTGCGTACAAAATACCAGGCTCGTCAAACTCTGACGGCTTGTAAGGCGTTTCACCTTGTGGAAGCAAGAACTTGATGTTTGGATCCAACGCATAACGCAACAGAGTGCGAACAGCGGGATGGTCAATTGCTTTGAGAGCAGCAATGCGATCAGCCTTTTTGGTATGAGCGCCTGCTTCAGTGAGTAGGTGTGAAATTGGTTTCTTCACAACTTGAATCCTGTGATCGGTGTTCTTAAAAATCGTTGATGAGCTCGTGCATGTGCTTGAGCTTCTTTTTGATAAAGTAGTTCGTAAGCTGCGTACGACCTTTGCCACTCTGGCTTTGGTATTGTAATAGAACTTGAGAACGGATATCTTCCGGGGTGAAAGAGAGGTCGATGAGTTGTTCATTACGCTTCCAATTCCTTAGCGTGAAGTGATCCTCCGCAACCAATTTTTCGACAGGCGTCTTGAGCCAATTTTGGAGCTTATCATCATAGATCGGCTTCTGTCGAATTTTGTTCACAAGAGAATCATCTGCACTCAAGATGTTCGGAATGCCATCTCCTGTGTCACCACGAATGATGTGCTCTTTCAGATAGAGGTGCGGCTTATCACACACAACCTTTTTCTTTTGGCGTGGATCAAACTGCTGGATGTTGTTAAATTTCTGCAGCTGTTTGAAATCATGGTCGCCGGACAATATCAGAATTTCTTCCTTCTTGTCAAAAGTGGCAACGATCGGAGAATCATTGTCATCACCGAACTCATGACAAAGCGTTCCGATGATGTCATCGGCTTCGGCACCGTCAACATCAATCACGCGCCACGGGAAGAACTCTTTCAGTTCTTCCTTCACAACATTGAAACTTTCAAAGATGGTCTTCCAATCCAATTCAGATTCTTCACGATTCTTGTGACGAAGCGCTTTGTAGTATGGGAAGACTTTCTTGCGCCAAGATACTCTGGTATCAGTAGCGATAACCATTTCACCAAATTCTTTGAACTTGATGCGAAAGGACCGTAGCTGGTTGAGGATCATGTGCCTCAACATATTTTCATCAAGCTGCGCGTTCTGGTGATTACCAAGTTGTACGCTCAAATTGGCAATCATCGTCTGCTGCAGATCACAAATTATCACTTCTATTCCTTCAAGTCACAAAAGGTCTCAACATATTCTTCCGTGAACTCTTGCATAGGATGATAGATGCCTTTTTGGCGCATGATCAAACTCATGATGGTTTCACGGAGCATAAATTTATCATATCCGTGAACTTCACCAATATCAACCAGATATGAGAGCTGCAGAACGATATTGTCTGTCAGTGAATTTACAACCTCGTGATGGTCGACGTAGAACTTTTCAAAATCATCATAATGCGAAGGTTTGATTTCTTTTGGTTTGCGTGGATGAAACGATACAACGTTGCCCATGAATACTCCAGGAGTGGGATGATCCAATCCTAGGTATCATTTCAAGACCGTGAGCTCGTTGTAGTCCATCGGCGTGTTGAAAAGAGGACCATTGCTCAATTCAAACAGATCATTTCCGCGTTGTGGATCGCCAACAATTTTGAATCCCAGCGCCTTGTACTCGTCGCGAAGCTTCAGCAACGCCATACGATTGGAGTCAGTTTCTTCGTTGATGTATGAGCCGTCGTCCGGGTTGTACACATGAAATGCAAAGTAACGACCAGCATCATTCATCATTGGAAAACCCTCAGCAAAATTGTATCAGTTGTTGGTTTGTTATTGGATTGATATTCGGTCGTGGTGATACGCTCGAACTGGGTCTTGGCAAAGATCTTTGAACCTGAAAGTAGCGACACCAAGACTTCTTGCGGTCGACGAAGTTTCTTCACACGCGAAGTCACGTTGATGAGATTGATGCCTTTGACTTGGATGCCCTTGTCATCAGAAGCTTCAAAGATGCTGAGCATGCGACTCTTCGTGTTGAAAGTGACTAGCATCTTGGCGCCTACCACCTTCGTTGGATCAACAGAAGCAATCTTGAACTCAGTGCTTTCTTTCAGGAAACGCAAGCGCGCAATTTGCTTCGTGACTGGAACTTCCTTGCGTCGGCGTTTGCGAACCACGCGTTCCTTCTTGGTGTTCACTAGCGATTCAAGATCTTTGCGCAGAGAGATTGACATCACAGCAAGGCGCTGGATGGCGTTCTTCTTCAAAAACGCATATGCCTCGTTCAAGTCTTCGATCTTGCCAGAATAGAGCGCCAGAAACTCAGTGAGTTGTCGGTCGAAAACGCCTTGCAGTTGCTTGGCTTCTTTCGAAGAGCAATTGAGACGCGTCAGTTCTTCGTAGAAATTGATGTCATCGTTGCCCTTTCCGGCTTGGATGTTTTCGATTTCCATTTCGATGAAATTTATGCAGTTCACCAGAACTGCTGAGACGGCTTCACGTTTCGGCTTCGGTGCTTCGACAGGAACTCCTTCGTCATCGACTTCGACGAATTTCTTTGCAAGGAAACCATTGATGTTGTCATCAAGTTGTTCCTTGGTCGAATCTTCCAGAATCGCACCGTTCGTGAGCATACGTGAGATATATGCCCAGGTCTCCGGAAACTTCTTGCCCTTCTTCTCGAGGAATGATACCTGGTTTTCAGTCCAACGGTTTTCTTGTTGCATGTAGGCAACAATGAATTGGCTACGTTGGTCAGGCTCGACGCATTGCGCATACCAGTTGAATGCCTTAACCAGATCCATCTTGGTTGGAAAGATACCCAAAGAAGGTTCTCCTCCCAACTTGATCTGGGCGACAGAAACCGCACGCCCAGTAAATCTTTGCTTCTTCGGCTTTGGAGCCTTGAGCACTTCCCTTTTAGCCACGGATTTGCCCTCATTAACACCGCATGAGGTTAGTCTGCCCTAGTTACACACGTTCGACAAGCATCTTTGGTTGAAAGAATCCAAACTTTGCCATTGCATAGCTGTCAATGATGTCCGAAGAAGGGTTTGAACCTTTCGTTTGGTTGATAATTGGCTTTACATCGACTGATGTTTCAGCCAAAAACGCAGCCTCCATGGCTTCTTTGTTTGCATTACCCTTTCCGTGAAAGAACTTCTTCACGGTGGTAGGAGCGGGTGTTATGAACTTGATGCCTTCTTCCCAAAACATGCGTTTCAGAGCACCAGTGTTTTCAGCAATGTTGAAGATGAGACCTTTTGCACCCATCGCGTAGCCTTCTAAGACCAACAGGTCGATTTTGTAAGGCTTGAGCACCTTGCGCGCCCATTCAGCGGATTGGTAGAAGCGTTCTTCTTGAGAACTGTAGAACTCGATTCCATAGTGATGGAATCGACCAGAGCTTTGCAGCTTCTTGTTGTCATTCCGAAAGTGAAACTCGCAATTGTCAAAAGACCAAGCATCTCCGCTATGAACGCAAATGCTTGGCGATGTCATTGAATAGTCAATACCAACAATAATCACAGTCAACTTCCATAAGAGGTTGACTGTAGATAGGTCAGATTTTCTTGACTTGTTCCTCGATGTGTTCTACCAACTTCTTGGCAGCTTCAACCACATCTTCAACGGTACAATCGCCCGCATGACCGAATGCAAGGGATCCTTGTCTGATGGCATGAGCGAGCTTCAGAATTTCGAGATGAAGCAATTTTCCTTCATGCTTTACCCAGCTATCAGCAGAAGCCTTCACTTCTCCGACTACTTCAACAACAGAATCTTCTACAGCATTTCCATCACTTAATTTAGCAGAAGGATCAACAACACGCGGACTTGTGCGTGCTGCTTCAATTCCAGTCTGCTTTCCATACAAAGCTTCTTCGATTGCCTGCGAAGAAATTCCAGCGGTTGTGTTTGTCATAGTTTGTAATCCTCAAAATCATTGTCAGATATAGTAGTGTCCAGAACGCCCACTCGATAAGAAGTGATCTGGGTTTCTTGTGGTGCTACCTGAACTTCAGCACCGGAGATCCATTTTTTCATCCACGGCATTGGATCAGAAGCCGCGTGTTTGTATTCGCTCTCATAACCAAGCAAGGTCATACACTTATGGGTACGATGATCGACCTCAAGGGCAAGCATCTCATAGTTGAGACCAAGCATTGAACCATGCTGCATTAGGTAGCGCGCCCAGTCCTTTTCTTGTTCATTGCTAGCACGAAACATATCAATGACTTGATCATGAGTTTCCTCAATGATATCGACAAAGTCAGGATCTTCAGAAAGGATCTTAATCACATGCTGTGTGCCAGCCAGGTGCAAATTTTCATCACGACAAATGAACTTGATTTCCTTGGCATTGCCTTCCATCATCTTCTTTTGTTCAGCAAATGCCCAAGAACACGCAAAGCTTACGTAGAAGCGAACTCCTTCAAGGATATTCATCTGAACAAACGCGAGATAAATCTTCTTCTTAAGCTCTCGCTTCGTGATGTAGATGATTTCCTTGAAGTGATCCGTATATCCATTAATTGCAGATCCTGGACGTTCTATCTCAATTTCACCTTCGCCATAAAGATTGTACAGAGCACCATATTTGTACAAGTCATCGAAAACGTCAGTCGTATCCTGAACTGAAGCTACAATCTCAGGAACGTCCAGAATGCCATCAAGCACTTTGCCTGGATCGTTTTGGAACACCGTTCTGATGATGTGTGTATAGGCACGCGAATGAATGGTCTCAAAGAATGCCCAAGTCTGAATCCAAGTTTCCAGTTCTGGTTGGCTCACCAATGGTAGCAGTGTGATGGATGGTCCGCGTGCAGCAAATGTGTCTGAAAGAATCTGACGACGCAGATTGCTGACGAAAATGTGCTGTTCAGCTTCTGGAAGTTTGCGGAAATCGGTAGCGTCGCGCTTCAAGTCAACTTCGTCTGGAATCCAGTTGTATGAGTGTGCGCGTTCCGTCAACTTGAGTAATTGTGGATAGCGCACACGATCATAGCGAGCAATGCCTACCGTGTTACCAAGGAACAACGGTTGATCAAGGTAGTTCTTCTGCGTTCCAAGTGTCGAATATGTCATTCTCGGTCAATCTTCCATAGAGTCGGTTTAGTTTTTGTTTCTTCGTTTGCTGCACTTGGCTATGTACACCAAGAATGTGGATCAGTTGTTCTACCATGATCTGGACATCAGCAAGCTCGCCGATGATTCCAGAATCCTCCAAAGTTTTGCCACGGAAGAAATGTTTGTTGATAGCAACAATCAATTCACCGCATTCTTCCATTGCTTGTGTTGCCTGAGCGAATGGACCATATTTCTCAACAGCCATGCTGTAAATTGGCCAGCCGGCACATGGACCTTCATGTCCAGCTTCACGAGTGCAATACCAGCCGGTTGGCGGAAGATCACAAATGTTGTCAGTCATAACAAAATCCTCAATCAAATTGAACAGGTTTCGCAATATTCATCCTCAACTTTTGGTTGAGGAGCTGTGGTGCCTTTCACTTTCGACTCAACATTCATCTCACCAGCACCGTCGTAGATGTTGTTGTAATACAAAGTCTTTCCGCCCCAGCGATAATGATCAAGCGCATCACGCACCATCACCTTCAAAGGAATCTTCTCTCCTTCAAAATGTTCTGGGTTGTAGGAAGTGTTCACAGAAATGGCTTGGTCGATCCACTTTTGAATCACTGCCATGATTTTCAGATATCCACGAGGAGACTTCTGATCCATCTGCAAGTCATACTTGTTCTTCAACTTGCGAATTTCTGGAACAACTTGAGCGAGAATACCATCCTTCGATTGCTTGATGGTAACGAGCTTCTTAGCAGGTTCAACACCGTTGGTTGCATTCAGCAGCTGAGCGGAAGATTCACCAGGCATACAAGCCATCAACGTTGAATTGCGGATCCCATAAGCCATAACCTCAGCAAACAATTGATCCCATGGTTTATGAATTTGATGATTCACCAACTCATCAACGCCTTTCTTTCTGACTTCATGCGGAAAGACGCCTTGACTATATTTGGTGTCCATGTAAGCATCACATGGACCTTTCTCTTTCGCCAGATCAACAGAAGCCTTGATTGTCCAATAAGACATTCCTTCCATCATCTCATCTATCTTTGTAAGTCCAGCTTCATCGATATCCTGATACGCCAGGTCATTCTTCGCAAGCCAATAAGCAAAGTTGACAATACCGATTCCGAGGAATCGACGTTTCTGAGTTGCTAGCTTTGCAGCAATGATGGGATAAGTTTGGAGATCAATCAACTCATCAAGTGCACGAACAAGCAATTCCGCAGGGCGCTTGAAATCATCAGGATCATTAATCTTACCCCAATTATAAGCGGCAAGAATACACGTCGCTACTTCGCCTTTCTCATCGTCAATATTATAGATTGGCTTGGTCGGCAGCGTCACTTCACAACACAAATTGCTCATTGTGACAGGAGCAATGGATGGCAAGAAAGAACCCTGATCATTAGCGTTGTCAACATTCATCCCATAGACTCGTCCAGTCTCAGAACGGTTCTTCATGTATAGATGAAAAAGATCACGCGCCTTGACTTTCTTTTTCTTGATCTTTGGATTCTTTTCCGCGCGCTCGTAGAGCTCAGCAAACAATGCTTGGTCTGCGAAAAACGCTTCGTACAAACCATGAACTTCACGATGATTGAACAACGAAATTGTCTTGTTGTCCAGATAACGCTGGTAGAAGAATCCATTGAACTGAAGATTGTAGTCCAATCCAAACAAACGGTTCTCAGCAGTTCCTTCCGTGTTGCGAAGCACCACAAGATCTTCAACTTCGCGGTGGAACCAAGGGAAATACAACGTTGCTGAACCGCCGCGTACACCACCCTGAGAACAAGACTTCACTGCATCTTGCCAGAAACGGTAGTATGGAATCACACCAGTGGTAGTTGCATCACCATTGCGCACAGGCGAACCAAGTGGACGTAGTCTTCCACCGCCAATCCCAATGCCAGCTTTCTGACTGACGTACAACATGATCGCAGAACCAGTTGCAGCAATTGAGTGAAGATCATCATCAGACTCAATCAGAACACATGAAGCAAATTGACGCTGTGGTGTGCGAACACCAGCAAGAATTGGAGTTGGAAGATTAATGATGTGCTTTGATGCATAGTCATAGAACTCCAGAACCCAATCCATACGTACTTCTTTTGCGTAACGCTGGAACAAAAATGCCGCAACAAGCATGTACAGCATCTGCGGCGTTTCTAGAATTTCATTGGTGTAACGATTCTTGACCAGATATTTGCCGCGCATCTGTTCCATGCCGGCGAACGCGAACAACATGTCGCGTTCATGATCAATATGGTCCTGCATCTGTTGCCATTCAGCATCATCATACAATTCCAAAAGAACTGGATCATAAAAACCAGCAGCAACAACACTTTCTACATGATCTTTGATGTGTGGAGGTTGGAATTGACCATAGACTTGCTTGCGTAGCGAATAGTTGATCAGACGACCAGCTACATACTGATAATTGGGTGTTTCCTCACAAATCTTCTCAGCCGCAGAACGGATCAGTGCTTCTTGAATATCAGAAGTCTTGATGCCGTTTTTGAAGTTTAATTGCGCAGACATTTCAACATCTGACGCAGAAACTCCAGAAAGATCTTCACATGCCCATAGAACCACTTTGTGCAATTTGTTCAGATCGATGGGTTCTTGAGACCCATTTCTTTTTGTTACAAGGATTGTCATCGTTGTCCTTCGATTTTCTCAAAGACCGGAATCCCACCAATAATAGAGTGATGGTGGAATAGATAGCCAGCCAGTTCGCGGTCAAGATCTTCTCGATCAACTGTCATTGTACGACTGGAGTATTCATCCGGTTCATTGGTCCACATTGGACCAGGAATCCTTTCTCTCAACACACAACACAACCAGCGTCCTTCCTGTCCTTTAAAGTATTGCAAATTCTTACTTTCGGATGTTGGAGATTGTGAAGGTGTTGTCGTCATTCAGAATCCAAACGATTCGGTCGCCATCTTTCAACTGAAGTTTTTCGAACAATGCGGGTGGCACATCAACTGCCACAGCACCATCAATTTGTTCGACCTTCGTCACCCACACATTTTCTTGTTTTGTCATACTTTCTTCCATTCAGTCAGTTTCAAACGCGCTGCTAAACCAGCATGCGTGTTACGATGAATCATAACGGAAATCTCCTCCAATTCATAGCCACCAGTGATCATGTCATTGATGTCCTTTTGCTGAACAGAAGAAGGAAAGATCACGATTCGATGTCCCTCATCAATCTTCTTCTCCATCTTATCAACAATCACCTTGCTGCGCGGTTCGTTATCAAATACAAACACCGCCTGCTTAGGATTGCGCAACACATCATTGATATGGACATCCGAACCAGCCATTGCGATCGAGTTAGGCAAGAACAATGAGTCAATCGGTCCTTCGACCACAAACACATCCTTATTGTCATCCACTCGATCTAGACCAAACACTTTTGGCATGGTCTCTTCCAACATGATGGTCAGATAGCGCGAACCAGAATTGGTAAAATTACGTCCCTGAAAACCGAAAAGCCTACCATCCCTGTCCAAGAACGGAATGATAAGCCTGGGATGATCCTTTTCAGGTTTTTGCAATTTGCCAGGAATCAACTCGTTTACCAACTCTACAAATTTCGGAGTGTAATAGAGCAGATATTGTTTCTCTGGCGGAATCCTTCTTCCATCTACATATTGCTTGCAGAAATGATCAGCAGGCAACGAACTCGCTTTCACACAATTCGTCCCTTCAAACATTTTCTGCACGCGTTGCTTCGCAAAACGAGACATATCAGACTTGAATTGCGGTTCCTTCGAAGAAGTAACGCGTTGTGTCTGGAGTGATGTACCAGTTTCCTTTAGACACTCTAGGCGATATTCATCGTGCAGGCGCGTGTCTAGATCTTTGAGGAATTTGCCAAACAAGTAGCTTGATCCACAATTGTGGCAATAAAAACGGAGCCTTCCCGACTTCTCGAACAAATATCCACGCGCTTTGTTCTTGTTGTAATTTGAGTCACCACAATAAGGACAGCGGCAGTTTGCAAGATATGGTTGGTTCCTTTTGAGTTTGAAACTTTCCAACCTATTTGCAACCATGCTCGCATACTTCACATCAATCCACAGCATTTATTTCTACTCTCTATAACTCTGACGCGACAGTGACTGATTATAGTCAGCTGTCGCGTCAAAGGAAATGAGTTCTTTGTTAATGGAAGAAATGAGACAAGTCAGCAAAATGCCCAACAATAAAGCCGACGACAAGACCACCGCCCACAAGAATCCAACGCCAAGCTTCAAGCTTACGAACACGTTCTTCGAGCGAGTTAAATTCTTTGGAAGAATCAGTCTGTAGATCTGTCACTTTCTTTTCAATACGATGCGTGAAACTTTCTTGTCCCTGCTTTAACTGTTCTACAGTATTTTTCAGGTCCATGTACTGCCTATTGATTTCGTCTTTGATTTCACGACGAAGAATTTCAAAAGAACGCTCGGTTTCTTCTTTGCGTTTCTCAATCAATTCATAAAAAGTCATCACACCTTTTTCTTGTTGCTGGATTCGCTGTTCATGAACAGCGAGCAACTCCTTGATGGATGAGTTGGTTTCTGTCATCTTCTCAATGGATTGTTCAATCCTTGAAAAGATCTGATACATTCCGTCTACTTGACGTTCGACTACCGCAACTCGTGTAGTCGTGTCATTTGGTGGCGGTGCTTGCGTCATTTGCCTTCCTCAGCTGATCGGTTGCTTGTTTACAAGTAACGGACGTCTTTTTGTCAGCGTCCTTTTCAGCTGCGATCAGACAATCGTCCTTCACAGCACACTCTATGTATTGTTGTTGCAATTTGGTAATGGCTTGAAGTGCAGCTCCAAGGTCAAAAGGTGCGGATGTACCTTGATCGGTACGTAGAGCCGGACACGCGACCAACAGACTAGGATCAACTCTGGGAGGATCCTGCTCTAATTGAATTAAGCTGCTTGGCTTGGTCACGGAGGAGCTGCACCCCAGAAGGAGGAACAACGCAAGACTGATAAACAGGATTTGAATGAATTTCTTTAACAATTTTGACTTGAACATCGGACTTCGCCTGCTGAAGTTTTTGTTGAGTATCTAGAAGTTCTTGTGACAGACCGTCGTATTTGTCCTGAAGAGCCTTCTTATCTGCCATTAGCTGTTGCTGGGCTTTCAAGTCAGCTTGTTGTTGTGCAATCACATCAGCTTTTGCAGCGACGTCGCGCTTGTCATAGCCATAATTGTAACCAAGATGCGCAGAACCACCAATGATTGCTGCCAAGATCAGGGAGAAACCAACTACCTTCACCCAAGTTGGAATTACAAATGAGAATAGGCTCATTTCAAGTTTCCTTTCATGATTCGCCTAAGCGAATTTATGTTGACTGTTGGAGCATTTTGTTGGTTGGCTTCCTTGTATTTCTTCATCACCTTTGGTGTGAATCCTGGCTCACCTTGTGGTCCGACACCAGCTCCTGCAATGGCTCCAGTTCCAACAGCATTAGCAGGCACTCCATCTTCAGAAAGCTTAGCTTGTACTTCTTCAACACATTCTTGAAGAATGAATGGCAATTCTTTGAAGAGGTGATAATCTTCATGTACAACTTTTGGATATTGCTTCAGAAGCAGAAGAGCGGCGGCATAAGTTCCGATTTTTGATTCGCCGCCCGGAATTTTCGCAAGCAATTGCTTCAGATGAAGAATCAACAGATCGAAATATCCAAACGCATCTTTTTCTTTCTGAGTTTTAAGTTCTTGAATCAGTTTTAACTGATTTCCTTCTTTGTCAATAATTCCAAGCTTGTATGCTTCCCACTGATCGAACGGAGTCGTCAGTTTCTTGAGAAACTCATAGGAAAGGTACAAATCTTTGAGGTTTGACATCTCATATCTTTCTAAGAAGGTTAACGATAGTGGGATCCATTGGGATCCCAACCGTATCTATTCTTTCGTGTTTACCAACATCCAAGATAATATCTGGAAGTCGATCCAGATATACAAGAAATGGTTTTAAGAAATTCCATTGACCTTGTAATTTGAAGAATAGCATCCGCGTACACTCTGCGCCAAACAGATTATAGAGAACGATCAAGTGATTCAACACCAATCGTTCTTTAATTTCTCCACTCTGTTGGTACTTCGTGAACAGGCGCTTCACATAGCGAAATCTTGCTAAATCATCTTTGAATTCCTCCATATCACAACAGGAGGGATTTTCGTAGCACTTCGCGGCTAGAAGCTCGAATGTATCTTCAGTCAACTTCATTATGCGGATACTGACTCATCTTTAGTCGGAGGCGGCGGCAGGGAAGGTTCTTGCGCTGCCGATCGCAAAATTTCAAGAGAATGCAGTTCGCCATAAATCACATTCACACAATCTTGTGCATGTTTTGTCACGGCTAGCTTGGTGGCTTGTGGCATCTTCTCGGTGTATTCTTGAATCAATGCAACGAGAAATTCTAATTCAGATTGAGCAGGAAGCATGGTATACCTCAATTATGTCCAACCAAACTGGTTGGCTTGTGGGAGTTGTGCAATGACAGAGTCAACAGTTGGCAGAGGATTTGGTGTGTTTGCTGTCCACTCTGCCTGTAGTAGATAGCATTGCGACCATACAGCGTCCCGCCAATGCAACATCGAGTTGGCTTCAGACTGGAATGTTGTATTTGGTGAATTGACGTAGGAAACGCAAGAAAGTGCATTGTCATAGCCTTTCGACTGCGCAGTAGCATCCATCCAAGCTTGAACACCTGTCTGAATGATGAGTGTCAATTCAGAAAGAGAAGGTGCTGGGGGCAATGGAACTGGCAATGGCGTATTGCCAGCAGCTAACCAATCTTGATATGCATCCCAATCTCGATTCCCAGGTGCAGCAGGAATGAATGCGCCAGTATCAACGCATTGAACAGAATCATTGTTTGCTAGAAGTTGATATTGCATGTTAGAAATCTGCGTCGGCTGCCCATTGATAGACGAAGTTAATTTGGGAAACGTTGGTGTTTACACTTGTCAACCCAATTGTACAATTTATGGTTCCTGGGCTGTTAGAACCCATGGTGTATGTTGTATCTGCACCAGCAATTGCATCATACACCTTTGCTGAAGTGCCTGTTTGCCAGCTATAAATCGAAACAGTCGGAGCAACACGCTTTACCGCCTTGAAATTTATCTTAGAATTCAAAGTATGCGCAACAGTGTTGGCAAGAGAGTTCATACTTTCTTGAATATATCCAAATGTAGTTACTGTTCCTGGAGCAGTATCAGGATCATAGCTTTTCTCATAATAACGTTGAAGAGATGAAAGTTCTACGCCTTCCGGTCTTTGATCAAATGTAGTGGCAACTGATCCTTGTTCCCATTGAATCATTGCCAAGTCAACAGTTCCTGATTGTTGTCCAAGAGAACCAGAACGAGTATTGAAGTTACTGCCAGCATCCAACCACCAAGTGATCGTGGAAGAAGTCAACTGAGAACCAGAAAATGTCAATCCAGAAATGCTTGGGAATGTATATGTCACGGTATATAGAGCCCAAGAAGATGTAAGCGCCAGATGTGTTACACCAAGACCAGTAACTGCTGCTGATCCACCAGAACCTGGATATTGACCAAATTCAACAGCGATGGTTCTTGCCGTATCAGCTTTTGCCCAGAAAGAAAGAGTCATTGTCTTCCCGGCAAATTCTGTCATGTCTTCGGAAAAATAGGATACACAAACGGCGCTTGATGCTCCAGTTACACTGGATGAAACCATGCGAAGCCAAGAAACTGGATTACCAGGAACAGCCGTTTGTCCAACCGTGAACAGTTGTTGACTGAATGTTCCTGTTGAGCCAGAAGCGAAACATTTGAATTTATCTGCCAAATATTGGTTGATGCTGTTACCAGAAAGAGGACCAACACCACGTTGCCACCAACGGAGCGTTCCATTCAGAACACGATTCTTGAAAGATTGTTGTGAAAGTTGTCCAGAAAAGTTATTTTGCAATGAACCATTAGTATCTGTTACATACCAACCATCGGAATTGTAAGCCAGTGTGTATCCAGGTTGCAATTGCGTTTTTGTTAATGTGTATGAAGAACCATTCGAAGACTTAGCAATGGTGACAGAAGCTGAAGCTGTATCAGGATTGTAAATGTTGATCGAATTGACAATTCTTGATACGCTTGCGGCAGGAGCTGTTACAATCGTGACTGCAGTGTTTCCTCCAACAGTTACGCTTGATTCGCCAGGAAGAGCACCACCTGTATCGCTGTATGAAATTGATGACACCAGATTTGATGTCACTGGGGCGGTTGACAAAGTTGCTGTCAAAGTTTGATTAGCAGAAAGAACAATCATATATCAGCATCCGCGGTCCAATGAAATTGTACGTTCACGCTACCGGAATTCTTTGGTGTAATAAGCGCACAGAAAGAATTGTAACCATAATCACCCGCGAAATTAGCAGTTACATCTGTATTAGATGGTATATCTGAAACAACACCACTCGCTCCAGTTGCTGAACTGTATCCGGTAATAGTTGGAAGACCACGCTTCGTCGTCTTGAAATATACCATCGCAGAAACTTGAAAATTGGAGTTAGCAACAGCTCCCGCATTATAACCAGCAATTTGTGGCGTTACGTAATAAATGTATCTACCAGAAGTGGCATTTGCTGTTCCAGGGTTAACAGTCAAGTTGTATGATTTTTCATAATAACGTTGACAAAGAGCAAGTTCTAATTCGGGAGGACGAATATCAAACGAAGTTGCATATGATCCTGCTTCAACTTGAATTTGAGCAATATCAAATGTTCCCGATTGTTGGCCAAGCCCAGCAGCTTCAGTAAAGCTGCTTCCTGCGTCATACCAAATATTCAAAACAAGCGCGTCGTTGTTGTTTGTTCCAAGTGTTTTTCCAGAAATCGAAGGGATAGCGATTGTAATTTTAAATTGTTGCCATGATGAGGTAAGTGCCACCAATTGCGATCCAATTCCCACTACAGTCGCTGATGGAGAACCACCTGAACCAAACGCTTGATTGAATTGGATAGCAATATTCTTTGATGAATCTGCTTTAGCCCAAAACGAAACAGTACACGTCTGTCCAGCCAGAGACCTTACACTTTCGATTTTGTGTTGTGTACGGAATCCATTTCCAGAACCAGCAACTGATGTGACAACGGTTCGATGGAAATAGGTTGGTTCAAATGGGACAACACCTTGTCCCAATGTAAAAGATTGTTGGGAAACGACTCCAGTAGAGCCAGCAATGCTTTGACTCAAAAATCTGTCGGCCAGATAACCAATTCCGCCTGCAGCAATTGATAGTGAAGTGCCGCGTTGCCAGAAATCAAAATTTCCGTTTATTATGTAATTCTTCAAACCAAATTGAAGAACTGTAGGAAGATTAGCTAATGGAGCATTACCATTGCTGTCGAGAATCAAAAAACCATTGGCTTGATTCGTAGTGTATGGGAATGTTCCAACAGTTGAACCATTGGTATCAGACACGACCCAGCCAGCACCACTGTACGAAAGTGTCCATCCTGATTGCAATGTGGCAGAATACAACGGATAATATGTGGTTCCATTGTACTTCTGAATGGTGATTTTTCTTGCTGTTGTATCAGAATTGTAAACGCTGATGCTTCCGATCACATAAGATGTGCCAGAAGAAGGAGCAGCAAGAAGTGTTGTTTCTGTGTTTGTAGAAATTGTTCCAGAAGAATCTGCTGGAACAGCACCACCAGTGGGTGCATAAGAAATGCTAAATGACAACGCAGAACTAGGCGTTGTTGAAAGAATAGCAGTAAGGCTTTGGCTTGCTGATAGAACAATCATAGCGCAGACATCATCCAGAATCGACCATAATCGAGCTGAAGTGTAAGAGTTCCTGTTGTTGTTACTGGTGAATTGGCAACAAGATACAGAGTTCCTTCCGCAAGTCCAACACTTTGAACGGTTCCGTTGGCTTGTGGAATACCAAAATTCAAAATCACATTGGTGCTGTTGCCAGTGTTATTTACATAGGCGTTTGCACCAGCAGCTAATGTGACTGTATTGCCAACTGCGATTGTCGGTGTTGCACCTGTTGGACCAGTAGCGCCAGTTGCTCCTTGCGGAATGGTGAAGTTGAACACTGCAGCAGAACTGTTACCAGAATTGGTCACAGATGCCGGAGTGCCTGCTGCAACAGTAGTTGTCGTACCAACAGAAATTGTTGCAGCAGCGCCCGTTGGTCCTGTCGCACCTGTTGCGCCTGTTGGTCCTTGAGGAATACCAAAATTAAATGTTGCTGCTGAACTGTTGCCTGAATTTGTAACAGTTGCTGGAGAACCTGCAGCAAGAGTCGTGGTTGTGCCGACAGTTATTGTTGCAGCAGCGCCCGTGGCGCCAGTTGGACCTGCAGGACCAGGCGCGCCTGTTGCACCGGTGGCACCTGTTGGTCCAGTGTTGCCTTGAATGCCTTGAGGAATGGTGAAGTTGAAAACAGCAGAAGAAGTGTTTCCGCTGTTTGTTACAGATGCAGGAGATCCGGCGGCGCCAGTGGTTACTGTGCCGATTGTGATGGTGGCAGCATTGCCTGATGGTCCAGCCGGACCAGTGTTGCCTTGTGGACCTGTATTTCCTTGTGGTCCCTGAGCACCGGTGGCACCTGTTGCGCCTGTTGGTCCCTCAGGTCCTGGTGGACCAGGTGGTCCCGGAGGACCTGGACTTCCAGCGCCAGAAACCGGATCCCCAACACGAGCAACCGCGAGACCGTTTGCTTTGACATTAGGAGATCCGGAAAGAATAACTCCAGACATCAATAACTCCGGTTATTTGCCTACGACGGTGTTTGCAACTTTTACAAAGGTGATTCTAGTCTGACCGATATTTGTTGGCGCGGAAATAGTAGCAAGCCCACTGTATGCAACAGTCACGTTTGCAACAGGCGAGACATTGACGATGCTGAATGCAACATTATCTGACATGGTATTGGCCACTGTCAGAGTGATACCTGTATTACCGCTGAAAACAATTGTGTAACCAGCGAATGTGTCATCAATCGTAGTGTTTGCATTCACATTCTTGACTGCAAGTGCTACTTCTGATGAATTCAGAATACCAAATGTGCTGGCAACGAAACCATAGATTTGGGCAGGCGTTACTTGGTAATTCAGACCAGAATCATGATCTGCTACCAAAAACGTCATGTTTGCAGTCAAGACGTTAGCATATGGAAAGTTTGTGATTTTCTTTGGTGCTGGAACGCCTGCCATATCTTATTCCTTATCAGCCTACACCGTAGGTTGTGTCGTCAAACGAACCGGCAACGAGAACTTCAACAAATGTGCGACCAAGACGACCATTTGGGTTTACGGTCGCAGTGATGACAGCACCTGCTGCAGAACCGTTGGCAGAAGTTACGCCGACAGTCGGAGCAACATTTGTGGTATACTGACCAGCATTAGTGACGTTCAACGTCAGAATGCCGCCAGAACCATTCACGGTTGCTACTGTACCAGCAGCCTTTGTGTTAGCATGTGTTGTGCCACCAGTAAAGGTTAGTGTGTCGCCAACCAAATAACCAGCGCCTGCGTTTGCAACTACAAGTGTAACGCCAGAATAATTCGGACGCTCTACAACCCATCCTGCATGCGGAATCTGTGTGTTTGCTTGTTCAGTTGCAACGTTCACTGCATAAACGTCAGCAGTGTTGCCGTAGTAGATCGGCTTATTGTTTGAGGTAAGTGATCCCCAGAGAGACATTGGATTTACTCCTTAGAATGTACAATTGACTTGATCTTGTTGACTCGACGAATTTTGCATTCGGCGCGTTGTTCACCGATTGCTTTAGTTGGATCGTCATAGGTCTTCATGGTTTGGGTCGCGCCACCACTTTCCAGATCAGGGAAACACACTGCCTCAGCAACGTGTGCGCCATGCTGGTTTCTACGCACAACAAAATACTTGCCCGAACGGCGACCCTGCACAACTTCGTGCACTGTTCGTGGGTGCTTCTTATCTAGGTATTCTTTGCGGGTGGATGCTTGCTCGTGAGAGTTAAACTCTTCAGAGATGCCATCCGGCAAATCTTCACCTTCTGTATCCTGAGGATCAGGAATTTGGTCTGTATCAGCATCAAGAATTGGTGATTCAACAGTCAGCTTCTTTGCATCAGAAGGCTTCGTCGAAGGAATTGCCTCCTGCATTGCTTCGCCAGGTTCTTGAGTTGTTGCGGTTTCAGAATCTGGCAACGGCAATGGATCTAGCGTGCCATCATCGGCATCGTAAAATGCTGTCTCATCAATCATTTCACCTAGCGCTTGTTTAGTTGCCGTTGCGTACATGACTTCTTTTGCGCGATCACCATATTTCTCAAAATCACTCTTCTTCATCTTCGAGACAATGTCATTGCGTTTTTTGCGCTGCTCCGGCGTCATTGTCTTCTCCACCAACTCAACTTCTTCCTTGAGCTTCTGCACTGATGGTTTGAAATGAAGTTGCGTGTGATACCATCCACCATTCAGAGGATGTGTCACAGTGTGAATATTGATCGGAACTGCTGTGCCTTTTGCTGCTTTTGTTTTACTATGCACTTGAGCACCAATTTCCTGTTCATGCGGGTTGCCATGTTCCTTGCGGATGTCAGATACCATTTTTGCAATGGTCTTTGTCTGAGGAGGAGAATGACGAACATGAAGTGTGGAAGTTCCATCCTCATTGTGATCAAGGTTGTGGATAGTTCCCTTCAAAGAAGCAGCATGCTTGCGAACCTGCTTTGCGGCAATCTTGTGCGTGTCAGAAGTTGCCGTACCTGAGACCTTTGCTTCAGAAATCATCAATGGTTCTTCAACAACCCAGAATCCATCAATTTCCTTTGCTTCGCTCAGCTCATAGGATTCAACGATGGAATCACCATTCTTGTATCCAGCAAGGAAGTCTTGCATCAACTTGATGTATTCAGGCGAGCTAGTGTGATGACCTTTGCTCTGAAGAATCGCATGATAGACAGAACGTGCTGCAGCAACAGAACTTGCTTCCTTTTCTACCAGCATGCTCTCATTGATTTCCTGCTTACCATCATCAAATTCTTCATGCAACTTCGGCTCATAATCGCGCATGAAGTGGTGGGCACGAGAAGCAAGAGAGCCAGGATTGGCATGATGTTTGTGGCCAGCGTTCAGAGCATCTGCAATATGACGACCATGTGTAGAATCAAGGAAATGCCCAACTGTCTTGTTGGTCACCTTCATCTTCTTACGACGCTCTTGTGCACTGGTTTTGATGCCAAACACTTTAGCATGTGTTTCATCTTGCGCTTGGTGCTTTGCTAGAGCAGTCGTCAAGGCAGCTTTAGCATGTGGAATGATTTTACGCAGGTGCTCGTGCTTGGTGTGTTCGTTTCCATGAAGCGTCCCGTGGAAACCATAAGCGCGGTTCTTGATTGTGACAGGAGCTGCCTCGACCAAGACGGAAGCAGCAGCGATAAGTGATTGATTAGAAATTGTCTTCATTACACAGCCCTTGCTGCTTCTTGGTGGAGAGATGCTTTTGCGAACGAACGCTCTGCTGCATTGATACGACCATTAGCGCGATGCCATTCACCAATCAACTCATGATGAGAACCCATGTGTGTATGATATTCTTTTGAGTTCTTCGGATGCAAACTAGCGACTGATTTATGATGCACGGCACGCGAGTATACATCCTCATTCAATTTCCTATGAGCAACGTATGGCTTGTCTTTCAAAAAAGACAACAGTTCATCATGCTTCATGCCAATTTCTCTTGCTTGAACGTCAGAACCTTCTTGATGAGCAGCAACCCAACGATGATGGCCATCAATGATCTTCTTGTCAGAAGAAATGATGATCGGCTTGCGGTTCTTTTCTCCCTTCATGCGATCAACCTTTTCTTGGCTGAAGTGCTTCTGAAGTGGAGTCAAAGAAGAAGCCTTGTAACCTTTTGGTTCTCGCATTGGAGTTCCGTTGGCTTCAAGGTCTTTTGTGAACGCATCAAAATCACTGATCTGAGGCATGTCAATACGACGAACACCTTTTCCATCCTTGATGCCAGGAACTGAATCTTCCGAAATTTGTTCAATGATCTTTCGAATCGTCTGAACTTTCTTGATCTTTGGTGGCTTCACATCCGTACGATGTTGTGCTTTCTTGTTGGTCTTATCAGATTGAGCAACCTGCAATGGAACTTGAATATCTCCAGTAAATCCCTCGAACAAGTCATCATCCAATGTAGAACCACCGTTGAGCATAGCATTAACGCGATTGAACGCGAATTGCTGATGATCAAGAATAGTTTCAGTCAACTCCCAAGAATTGACTCCACGTTTGTAACAAGCTTCTACAACATCAATTGGAAATCCAGATTCCTCAGACTTCTCGTACAGTGAACGGAACTCTGCCTCAGAAAGCTCATAATCTGCTTCCATGCGATGTAGAGCCAGATCAACTGACTCGATCAAATTTTCATTAGACATTGTGATGGGTTCCTCAAATCCTTCTTCGATGCGAACAGCCTTGTAGACTTGCTGAGCGATGCCCTTCAATTTCTCAGGAAGACCAAGCTTGAATGCATCAAGTTCGCCCTGGTTGGCAAGTTTTCGGAGATTGGATGCTGATGCGCCGGCAACGCCATCATCGTCAGGATCGCGTTCGCCGGCAGATTTTACTTCGATGTTAGTGAAATGAAATTCGGAACCGTTGTATTTCTTGACCTTCGCTTTCAACTCAGCGACGCGATCAGAACCAACAACGAGAATGACTGAATCGTAGCGACCTTCTAGGTGTTTGAGGATTCCGAAGATGGAAGAAGCATCAGAAGGAGTTGGTTGCACGATGGATCCAAACGCACGACGTGCGAATTGGAGCTTCTTCAAATATGGGATGGGATTCTTTTTCTTGTCCTGTGATCGAGACAAGAAAACAAGAGGATGACCATTGATTGCATCAGCAATCTCACAGATCTTGTCAACGAGGCGTTCATGACCGATCGTTGGTGGATTCATACGACCAAACGTGACAACGGCAGTTTCTGCCTTGCCTTCACCCAGCGGAGTTGTGGTCTTTGGATCTAGATCGATCTTGTTGGCAGGTTCACCCGTGAACGTCTTACCATTTGGCGGCATGTCTGTTTTGAGAGAACCGTCATCATTGCGTTCTAGATCAGCCTGAGCAAGCTTCGCATTCTTCGGCTTGCCACCGGTGCTATCTGGCTGTTGCTTCTTATTCTGTTTGTCAGCTGGATCAAAGACTTTCTTCCCAATCTTCTTGTCGCCAGAAGCGGCATGAGAGTTCTGTTCGCCTTCCTTTTTGTCCAGCTCTGCGTTTTTCTTGTCTTGTGCTTCCACAAGACGCTTTACAAGTTCAAATTTCATAGATGTTCCCAGGATTACCGTAGTCTAACTGGCAACATCTATGTATACGTCAGCGCTCCCAACCGTGGTACACGTCAGGACGATTATTCAATATTGGAAACACGCTACGATTGACGATTTTTGCTGCGTCTACGCCCGTACAACGACGAATCACATATCCTTCGTGTGGGATCCTATTGAAGATTTTGGAGCATTTCGTTGTGTAACAACAATTGCTTGGAACAAGTTCATCAAGTTTGTCCAAAAGATCGTTCTTCAATGATTGAATTGCTGCAACAATTTGAACATAGATGGTCGCCCATTCCGGTCCCAACGTGTTAATCATTTCTTCGTAGAGACGTTCTTGAGTTGCTTTTCCATTTGCCGTCTTACGAGCCTCTTTCTCCGCGTCAAAATGATCGCGCAAAAAGTGCATAAATCGGTTACGACTTCCAGAGTTCATCCATTGTTTGAATAACGGAGGAATGTCAGAAGATGCATATAGATTGAGTGTATTGCAATATTGTGAAATTGAATTCTCAATTTGCTGAATTCTACGTTCAAAAGAAGCATGCTTCTTCGATGGCATCAAGTTGAATGAATAATCCAAAGGATGAAATCCAAAGAATTGAACATGATAGCAACCTTCTCCTCTTGGAGATTGGAACGGTTGCTGTACAAACTCTCCCGGTGAGCCCTTGTAATAAGTGTGAAGTGCAATTCCTATATCACATTGCCTACGAATTTCCTCAGCAATTTTTGTTGGATACATGTAAGCAATTGTGTTTGGTTGGATGTATTCAAACTCTT